GACGAGCAGATTCGCCCTTACCTGAAAAGCGACGGCGGCGACCTCCACGTAGTCGGTCTCAACGGCAACCAGCTCAGCGTGCACTACCAGGGCGCGTGCGGCACCTGTCCGAGCTCTACTGCTGGTACACTACGAGCTATTGAGAACTTAGTACAAACAATCGAACCAAATATTGAAATTATAGCGGTGTAAATAATAACATAATTGGCTAAAAAATCGTTGTTATTAATTGGCAACTATGTTATACTGCAATAGTGCGTATGATTACAGACAGATAAATTTATGATAGGATATTTACAGCACAGAAGTGATGCTAATTTTATTCATGTTTTAGGATAAATATCTCATATATCACGATGATAACTTTAATTGCAGCAATAGGTAAAAATAGAGAATTGGGATTCAGAAACCATTTACTCTGGGATATTCCCGAAGATATGGTTCATTTTAAAGAATATACCATGGGTAAAGTTGTGGTGATGGGAAGGAATACATTCCTTAGCATTGGCAAAACCCTCCCAGGCAGAAAGAATATAATAGTTTCCTCGATAGAGTTACCGTGTCACTTAATAAGAGCTGATAGTGTTGAAAGTGCATTATCTATCGAGCATTGTTATCCGGAAATAGTTATTATCGGTGGAGCGTCTATATATAAACAAACAATGGAGAAAGCTACTAAATTAGTCATAACGCATGTGGATGCAGAATTTGAAGCTGATGTATTTTTCCCCGAGATAGACTTGACAAAATGGATGATAAATAGTATAGTGGAAAGTAATAATGAAACATATAACTATAGATTTATCGAGTATTTAAGAAATGAGAGCATTTGAATTATTAAATGAGAAGCCTGTCCAGTCTACCTGGATATCTGATTTAATACATAACCGTCCAAACAGGACGGTTACAATGAGACTGTCAAATGGAAGAACATTTTCTATTCCGGGAATAACTAGAACGGGTTTTGAGAAATGGGTAAACTCTGGCTCCAAAGGAACATATTTTCATAATTTTATAAAAGACGAATATCAGATACGTAGAATAAAATGAAAATATCAGAATTAAATTACCCAGGAAACTTAGGCATGATGGAAATGGCCAGATTCTATCAAGTGGCAACACCTGAACAAAAGATACATATGAAAGGTCTGATAGCACAGAATAAAACAGAAGAAGCTTGGGAATTCTTACAGCAAGTTTCTAAAATTAGATTAGAAAAATAGCGTAATTAACTCAGTGGTAGAGTACTGATTTGACTTGTCAGTAGTCGGGAGTTCGAATCTCTCATTACGCACCAAATATATCCCTGCCAATGGATTGGGTCTGAGCCTTCTAAGCTCGGGACTGAGGGTTCGAATCCTTCCAGGGGTACCAACAACATTAAAATATCACATGACACATAACTTTGTATTCTTTTACCGGTCATTAAATCCGTTTTCGAATTGGTATATGAGTCCGTTTGCACACAGCGGCAATCAATACAATTGCAGTGAACAATATATGATGTATATGAAGGCTCGATTGTTCAAAGACTTCGATGTAGCTGAAATGATCATGGAACAACGCGAACCACGAAAACAAAAATTCTTAGGAAGACAGGTTCGGGGTTATGACGATGCAACATGGATGGCAGAATGCGAGGGGTTAATGATTCCGGGCCTAAAGTCGAAATTCTTGCAAAATGAATATTGTTTAAATACTCTGTTGGACACCGGTGACAAAATTATTGTCGAAGCAAGCCCGTATGATAAAATATGGGGAATTGGTTTAGAAGAATCGGATCATAGAGCACTAGATCAATCGCAATGGCTTGGTAAGAATTTGTTAGGAAAATGCTTAATGCGAGTTAGAGATGAGATCCGATAAAGAAACGTTTGAAGCAGCGTTGGAAGTCGGGACCAAAGCCGAAGATATTGTTTATGCTTGGTTGAAGTCTATTTACAGCTACGTACAAGATACAAGATATCAGACAAGGAAAGAAGGTACTGGTCCGAGACTAGAAGGAACTAGTGGTAGTGTAATTCTGCCAGATTTCATTATATATGACAGGTTTAAGGGCAAGCATGCAGTCGATGTAAAAGCAAAAACTAGCGCATATTTTATAGAAGGTGGTAGATACTTTACTGTAGATAGTTACAAGTTCGACCACTATATGAAAACAGTAGAATTAATGGGGCTGGACGGCTTGTACATAATATTTGTATTCGAGGATGAGTTGTATCTCTATACACACGAAGATATGGTCAGGAGACATTCTTTTGCAAATTCGTATGGGAAGGTAGCTTGTCTATTTGACTATGATAAGACAAAAATAAGACGATGAGAAGTTTCCATAATAAAGATACATTTTTTCGAAAGATGAAAAAGAAGCCAGAGCTGCAAGCAGTTTTGGATAAGATTGATCAATATTCGGATGACCAGATAGATGAACTAACTGGTACGCATTTTCCATTTTGGATTAAGGAACAACTGAAGAAACTTAACAAGCGTGGCGGAAAAACAAGCGAACAAATAGCAGAAGAGATAGCAGCAAGAATGATAGCTGCAAGCAGGGTCGATAAATAATGAAAGCTGGTTTAGTATAGTGACATTACATTGCCCTCGTAACGCAAGAACGACAGTCTGATTCTGTCAACCAGCACCAGAAAGCGCCTATGGTGGAATGGATATCATACCGCCCTCCGAAGGCAATGTTACAGGTTCGATTCCTGTTAGGTGCACCAATACAATAGGATTTTATGGCAACGTATTTTAAAGAAGGTGGCAAGATAAGCTTTGAAGGGTTCAAGGGAACAATAATAAAAATAACCGAAACCTACAGGAAAAATGTTATTGTGTTAAGAGTGTCCCAAATACCGAGGCAGTATCAAAACAACGGGCAGACAATAGAGACAATAGGAATCTTTGAATATCCAGACGGTCATTTAGAATTCATGTCTATTATTGATTGACTCTTTTTGTTAATATCTATATACTTTTACATATACAGATAACCAGATAAGTAATACTCTATTAAGGAGTAATTACTATGAATATTGAAATATATGGTGCGGAATGGTGTTCTTATTGTAAAAAAGCAGAGTTGCTTTGTAAGACGAAGTTAGTTGATTATGTATATTTTGATGTAGATGATGAAAAGAATTTAGTAAAGTTAGAAGAAAAATTAGGTGCCAAGGTAAAGTCCATTCCTCAAATTTTTAAGGATGGATTACTTGTACCGGGCGGATTTAGTGGATTACAACAGGAGTTAGCAAAGACTAATTAGGAATATGGATAAGAAATCGCAGTATGACGGAGACTTTGATTTTAGCGATAACGATCGTGACTATTCTCGCAGCAATCGAAAATTTAAGAAAGTTGAACCAGTTAAAGAAAAGAAACGAAGCTGGGACAGAGAAACGTTATACGACAAAGGTCGAGAGCACGACGATCGTAGATAAGAATTAGGAAGATTAATTGCACGGGGTGCAAGCCTGCCTCGAAGACAGGTCGTGTCAGAAATAGCGGACCGTAGTTCAAAGGATGAACAGTAGTTTCCTAAACTATTTGTATGCAGGTTCGAGTCCTGTCGGTCCGACCATCCCACTAACTGTTTTATTTCTTCTATTATGGATTTAGAATTGCACGAATGGTACCGAATGTGGTTTCCCACTAGAGGTACGAATAGACAAAGCACTTAGTGCTTTGTCTTGATTAAAGTTTCTTATGCCAAGTTCAAATCTGCTTGACCTTTTGCAGCAGCAGGCTGAGTTGACCAGCTATAGTTGCCGACTGGTGAAACTGCTGGATCACCGACTTCTCTTGGTACCGAATTTGGTACTTCATAAACTGATACACGATACTGAGCGATTGTTTCGCACGGTAAAGCAACACCGCCGAATGGTGTTGCTGTGATATAGCATTGTCCTGGTAGCAAAGCACCGAGTCCATCTGCATTTACCATGAAACAGATTTCTGCCTTTGTTCCATTGCTCACTACGTAAGCTTCGGAACCTGTTTGCTTAACAATGTAAGCACCTGTGGCAGTTGTGCCATCTGCAAACATAACACCGTCAACTACGATTTGATTACCTGCGGTTGCGGATACTCCGAAATTTGATTTTTTTATTGGACGACCCATAATAACTCCTTTGGATATAAGTCTTGATTGATTTATAAAAATATTTATCATATAATAGGTAAATATATAAGGAAACACGCTGAATAGGTCGCTACAATGGATTATAATAAGCATTACAATAAATTGATAAATCGAGCAAATTATAGAATTCTCTCGGGTTATAAAGAGCGCCACCACATAATACCTAAATGCATGGGCGGCACAGACGATGTATCTAATTTAATAGAATTAACAGCAGAAGAACATTTTGTAGCACATCAATTACTAGTTAAATTAAATCCGCAAAATAGAAAACTTATAAATGCATTATCTAAAATGTGCTCGAGTAGTTCGAAAAATAAAAGAACCAATAAATGGTATGGATGGATTAGAAAAAGATTTGCCACCTCTGTTTCAGGCGAGAATAATCCGTCGGCTAAGTTTACAAATGAGCAAGCATTGGAGATATATCATTCGAATGAGGATTTGGACATCTTGTCTAAAAAGTACGATGTGAATCGTTATAATATAATCACAATCAAGCGAAAGATCTATTATAAGAATGTAACAAAAGATATAACAGTTCTACCAGGATTTCCAGATAATCAAAAATCGACACCATTTCCCATACCAATTGACTTAATACCCGATATTTTTTATGACACAGGCGGGTATGATTATTTTTGGGAAAAATATAAGGCATCCGAACGAGTTGTTAGGAGTATAAAAGGTAAAACATCTTTTAAAAAAATAACATTACATCTGGAAAAACCTGGTCAGGTCAGACGATATGGCCTGACCAGGTCCGAAGTGGATGATGTTTATAATGCTACGGGAACGAACGCAGAAGTGGCTAAAAGATTTAATATACATTATAATACTGTTAGGAACATAAAAGGAAAAGAATCCAGAGCATTTGATATGTGGGAAGAGTTCTAACCGGTTGACACATTATAGTTGTTATAATACAATGACGTATGACAATAAAGATCGAAACTAGTAGACACATTCGAACATCATATGATATGGTGCCGATAACAGTTTGGTTGGATGAAAATGTGATCAACAACAAGTGGAAATGGGTAGTGTCGGATGAATGGATCCCAGAATGGGGCCATCCTATGATTATAGAATTTGAGAAACCGATTGACAATGAGTTCCTTTTATTGTTCAGACTCATGTGGGGATAACCCGCTTGACACATAATACAATAGCAAGCATAATATAGGTTAACGCTAACACAGGAAGAACACACAACTATGAAACTAGCAGCAGATGTAAATGAGGCAGTCCTATCCAATGTCGGGACAACTGGCGAATTTAAGATTCGTAATTCTGCTAAGGCATTTAAAATCTTATCGGATGGACTGTATTCGAACAAAATTAAAGCAGTTATTCGAGAACTCTCGTGTAATGCCGTTGATAGTCACGTAGCAGCAGGAAAAAAAGAAGTGCCATTTGAATTGCATCTACCTACTGTATTGGAACCGTGGTTTGCTGTAACCGACTTTGGTATTGGTTTAAGCGGTGAAGATGTTATTAACATCTATACAACGTATTTTGAATCTACGAAAACACAGTCCAATGACTTTATTGGCGCGCTTGGGTTAGGTTCCAAATCACCATTCAGCTATACAGAAAACTTTACTGTAACTGCCATTAAGGACGGTTACAAGCGTATCTACAGTGCATTTATTAATGAGTCGGGCATTCCGAGTGTTGCCGAGATGGGCGAACAACTAACTGACGAAAATAATGGTGTAGAAGTAAAATTCAGTGTTACGAATCGATATGATTACCAAAGCTTCGCGAATGAAGCTCGTAATGTGCTAAAATGGTTTAAGGTTAAGCCGATCATTACCGGTGTCGATAATTTTATTATTGGTGAAATAGAATACAAAGAAAAAGACATTGTACCCGGCGTACACATTTTATTGAACGATAATCATCGATATAATCGATCAGCATCTATTGCTATAATGGGAAACATTTCATATCCTATTAACATCTCTGAACCAGAAAAGCATTTTGGTACACTTAGCAAATTGTTGAACTGTTGTATTGTTCTGGAATGTGGAATCGGCGAACTAGATTTTGCAGCTTCACGGGAAGAATTGAGTTATGTTTCAATGACTATTACGAGCATTAAACGTAAGTTAACAGAACTAAATGATAATATTGTTAGTCATTTAGCTAAAAAAGCAGATGCAATCACCTGCAAATGGCAAAAATCATTCTTGTTGCAGGAACATTACAGGGACGAGTTGTATAAAGCTGCCGTCGAATCCTATGTAGCAAAAACAAAGTTTGAGTTGTTTTTCAAAGGTAGAAGTCATTATGGCGAAGATATTCTTCCTATGTCGATCAAGGCTATGACTGACAAAGGTATTAAGGTAATGGGCTTCAGGTCGTCAGTGGGGCGATCGACCACTATCATACAAAAGTACTCGACATCTGTTAAGGATCCAGTAACTGGCTTGTATGACTATGAATATCGTATTCCTGTGGCACCTGAGGTAATATTTGTGCTAAATGATACGAAGATTGGAGTGATTAGCCGATCGCGATATCACTATACAAAAATATATAATAAGGATGCATTTGTGATTATATTGTCACACGCATCCGATGATATGGCAGTTAGGCAAGTTGCCTATGATGAAATATTGAAAGATCTTCATAATCCACCGAATGTTACGATGGGCACCACGCTCACAGCTCGCCCGAGAACTACGCCAGTATCCACGTCAGGCATTACTAAGTTAGTACACAAGGAGTCATCCAGCGGTCGGCGACAAGCCGAATACATCTGGAAACAGGATACAGATCCGATTGATGAAAATGAGGTGTATTATTACACTTGCCTAAGTGGTCACAAAACTTTGGACAAATTTGGAAAAGATCGCAACTTCATTCCGATGAAAGAAGCAATGGACCAATGTGGTGTATCGAATATTTCGAATATCGAAGTATACGGTGTGCGGAAGAACCGCATTAAGGAAATTCAAGAACTGGACAACTGGATTTTGATCGACGAGAAACTAACAGAGGAAGTGAAGAAAGTGTCTGATTCGGATGTCGCTTCGATGGTTGTGCAACATTTACTTGATTCTTACACAAGCAGAGTGTATACTAGCAAAACTGTTGCACAGTTAGTCGGCCCAACTTCCGACTATGCAAAGTATGTTGCTAAATATGGCGGGATTAAACGATCAAGCGGAAGCACAGCACAACTCGAATGGTTGTGCAAGTTATTTGGTAAAGGAATTCATGCAGATAAAGTTACCGCTGATGTAACTAAGACTAAAGCTGACTTATATAAAAAATATCCTATGTTGCAGTATGTAAATACTTCGGCAAAAGATGGAGATGTGGCAGAATATATTATGATGGTAGATAATAGTTAAACAGGATAACACAGAAAAGGAAATATTATGACGAACCCCGTGCCTTTCTTAATTCAGGGCAAAAATATAATTTTGGTGGTGAATAACAAGAGCCACACTATTAGCAAAGATACGCATATCGCATATGCAAAGATCATGGAAGCATTGAAAGCTCAGGACTGGGACGAGTTGGAAAGTTTGGTCGAACCTAAAAAGGCGATTATCGACTTTGGTGCTGGAAACGTATCCATCAACGGTAATACCATTATGTGGAAAGACCAGCCATTTAACAATGCACTTACATCCCGCATGATCGAAATGTATCAAGACGGTTTTCCGATCGACCCGATGGTTCGATTCATGGAAAACCTGATGCAGAATCCTTCAAAGCGTTCTGTTGACCAGGTATATGGATTCTTGGAAAAGAATAGCTTGCCTATCACTGAAGATGGTTATTTCCTTGCATACAAACGTGTTCGAAGTAACTACCTCGACTGCCATTCTGGGACTATCAACAATAGTGTTGGTCAAGTAGTCGAGATGGAACGAAATCTTGTCGATGACGATCCAGAATCGCATTGTTCGACTGGCTTGCATTTTTGTAGTGAATCTTACCTTGGCCATTTTGGCGGCGGGTCTGATCCGGTTATGATTTTAAAAATCAGTCCAGCCGATGTGGTTAGTATTCCTACCGACTATGATGGTGCAAAAGGTCGATGCATGCGATATAAAGTTGTTGGACAGGTGAACGGTGATCCAAAGGATGCATTTGCTTCTGCGGTAAATGGCGAATATAATGAGCCATACTCTGCAAAAGCAGCAGCTTGGCCATTTGCAGTTGGTAAAGAACCAGTTGCACCCGAGTGGGATGCCGAACCGTTGTACGACTTAATGCGTGTACATGGCGGCTGGGTAGAGTATGAAGGGATGACTATCGATGAAGCTCGCGAACGTGTTGCTAAAAATTCTGTACAGAAAAAGGCAGCATTGAAGATTGTAGAAGCTGGCACTGAAATCGAAGTCGAATAAAACACAGGGCTTCGGCCCTTGTATAATGCGATTTTTTCTTATATTATTATTAGCATTTAGTGCCTACGCTGAGGAACCAGAACAGTTGTGGTCAAAAGAAATTGCACAATCGATAGTAAAGAAAGAAAAAATAGAGAAAATAGAGAAAATAGATAAGTGTGTTGTCGACTATATCGATAAACAATCGAATACTTATGCTAAAGTTGTGCAACAGAATTTATATGAATTGTTGCACAACCTGGATAATATGGCAGAAAGAATACAGGGGAAAAAATCACCAAAGAGTGATATCTCGTATAAAGAAAAATAGCAACATTGGCACAAATGCAATGTGAGGCATATTATAAGTTGGATATTTTGAAATAAATGTGTGGTTTTGTAGAGCCGGTCGCGTCCCTACAGTCTTGCAGATGCTGCCTATGTATAAACTATAGTCGACTATAAACATGCATGTATCGAAGATGGAGTAGCACTTTCCCCTACAAGGGAAATGTAACTACGGTGGATTCTAAATGTAGGACGGGGAATTTAGGTGGGGTGCCTAGATACACATTTTGTAGGGCAGTTAGGAAACTCACTGCCCTACATTTACGACTCCGAGTTACATATGACGTAACGCCTATTATAATACATATATGAAAAACGATAAAAAAATCCTAAGATTACTCGAGATTAAAGAACGAGTCGGCAATGACAAACTTGGGTTATTTGCACTGGCCGGAGAAGAAGATATCACCGAGTTGCGGGAAGAATATCTGAACGATCTATTCATGTTAGCAATAGGGTTCGGCTTTACATATATTTACATAGGAAAAGGCGAATTATGCGGATGTGAGCATATACCAGATGCTGGCGGAACCTGGCCAGCAATCTGGTCGATTTCAAGAGAGCTTTTTACAGAATCTTCTTGTGGCAATTCCGACCAATACCAAAATAACGACTATAAGGGTAGATATTTTCCTGAGGATGCATATGGTGCCTGGAATGTAGTTACTGGTAAAAAGTTGACCGATAAAAAAGCTCATAAACTTAAGTTTAACAAAGTGGTAACCGGCAACGGCGTCCTTGCATGAAGTATCTATTCTTAGATGATATAAGAGTTCCATCCGAAGTTAAATGGCTCCTAATAGGAGGTGTCGGTCACTGGGCCGCCGAATGGATAGTAGTTCGTTCGTTTAATGAAGCTGTAAAATGGGTACAGGAAAATGGGTTCCCTGATGTTGTAAGTCTGGATCACGACTTAGGGTATGAGGAATGGGAAACAGATAGCACTACTGGGATTGTAGTTGTAACATCTGCAAAAGAAGAAAAGACAGGTTTAGATTTTGCTAAATGGTTAGTTGAATTAGATATGGATACGGGTGCAATGCCTGCTGATTTTAAGTACACTATTCATAGTAAGAATCCAGAAGGTGAAAGGAATATTCGTGGGTTCTTGGATGGATACCTAAAATTCAAATATTCTGATAAATAATAATAACAACACTATCTTAGGACACGTTGTGGCTACTGCCGAAATGCAGGCGTCTGAGGAACACAATTCGCTACTGTGTTCCTCTATTTTTATTTGGAGCTATGATGAGATTATTTGAATTATTTGAAGCAAAAGAGGCCAAGAAGATGGTCGTAAAATCTCCGCCTCCGAGAAACTTTGTGTCTAAGTATGCCAAAACATCAGGTGCTGGTTCTCATGCATCTAAAAAATTCGATCGCAAAGAAAAACATAAAGATAAACAAATCGGTGAAGAAACTATCGATTAAATAAGACATCTGCTAAATATCCCGTGGTAACTAACCAAGATTAGTTGCCCTTTGTATTACACCTTAGCTAAAATAGCTAAGTGTTAAAAGGATATTAAAATGGCAGGTAAGAAACTATCGGGTGTTCATGTAAGTTGGCCCCGTCCCTCCTTTACTTTAGTGGTAAGGACAAACAAAGAATTCAGACAATACTATCACGCAGCAATGATGTATGCTCATTATGAATTGTCATCTTCTGAACTTAAAAAAGAGGTATTAAGATATCTCAGAACTAAGGATCCTAAGCACCCACTACTTGAAAGAATCTCTGGCATAAATGAAAACAGATTTGTCACTGTTGGCAAATATATGTATATTGAAAATCATGGTGGCCAACTTCCCGAAGACATTGCTGTTAAGATTATACCTGCATTGGAGAAAGTGATTGAGGAAGAAGAAACTAAGACAGTTAACAAAGAGAAAGTTTCCACTTATGGTGCAGAATCGGATTCGAATTCGAATTCGGTTAATAACAATGAAAAAGTTATTCCTACTATTCAGGACAGGCTCAAGGACAAGGCGCACGAAATAGCAGGCGAAGTCGAAGGATGGATAGATGACTTTTGTTTAAATAAAAAGTTACCTGCTAAGTCGGTTGAAGATTTCGTGAACCTGTTCAAGTCGAATGATTTAAAATCTCCACACATGAGATTCATATGTCAGATATTTGAGAGACGAACTACTGAAATCTCGATAGCATTATCCGGCAAGGATAAAGACATTGCAGAGGGATATTCTAACTTCTCCAAATCAGAATTGAAAAAGTTACAAGTATTTTATGCTAACCTGATTAAGGCATCTGACATGTTCCAAGAAGTTGCTAAAGTTGCAAGAGAACCAAGGAAGAAGAAACCTGTCTCACATGATAAAGCCGTATCTAAGTTGAAATATAAAAAGGAAGATAGTTCACTAGGGATTGTAAGTATCAATCCTATTAATATTATTGGTTCGAAGGAAGTTTGGGTCTATAATACCAAGACTAGGAAGATTACGCAGTATAAGGCACTTGACGTAGACGGTATGAGTGTTAAAGGCGGCAGTTTGTTGAATTATTCGCCAGATTCTGTGGAAAAAACAGTCCGTAAGCCAGCAGAGACGTTAGCAGAGTTTAAGAAGGCGTCTAAGGTAAAGCTTCGCACTTTTATGAAGGATTTAACAACAGTGGATATTCCTGCTGGCGGCAAACTTAACGAGCACCATGTTATATTAAGAATTGATAAATAACATATCACTGGAAAGTTAAAGTTATGTCATCACAAATTATAGCAGATCTGAATAAATGCAGCTATCACAACTGCGGCAGATCTGCGATAAAATATTTTGTAACTACTAAAAAATGGTGTTGCGAAAAGAATGCTAAATTATGTCCTGCTAATAAAGCGGCTCAAGAAAAAACAATATTAGCAAAATACGGATGTAAAAATGTGTCGTTAAGTACGACTATTATAGCAAAAAAGAAAATAAGATATTTGACATTAGATTGGAATACAATTAATAAAAAACGTCGAGATACATGTGTTTCGAGATATGGGTCAGAGAATGTGTCACAAGTCCCGTTTATAAACAAGAAACGAAACAAAACATTTAATGACATTTATGGTAGCCATCCATTATCGACGAAGGATGTCATAAGTCTGAAAAAAGACACCATGGTCAGAAACCATGGTGTTGATAATTATGGAAAAACAGAAACACATAAGAAATTCATTAATAATTATTATAAGAATTTGCCAGAAGAGGTAATTAGGGAAAGAATAGATAAAATTTTACACACGAAATTAGAACTCGGATTAATCACAGATCCGGCGAGTAAATGTGAATTTGATAGATATTATGCTGACGTGAGAAACTTATCTGATAGAAATTATAAAAAACACAAATCTATTATAAATCCCTGTAATTTTAGCCGTGGAAGAACTTCGTATCACTTAGATCATATTTTTAGTATAAAAGACGGATTTGAGAATAGTGTGCCAGTTAATGTGATATCGCATTATACAAATTTGCAAATAATGAAATATGATGAAAATATAGCAAAGGGTGGCCTATCAGATAAAACTTTAATCGAATTATTCGAAAATTACAGGAATTCATAACATGTCCTCACAAGTTACGCCAAGAGTTGTATTAATGAAGCAAATCGAGCTTAGTCTCGGCGCGCAAATGGTCGACGTGGAACTCGATGTGGAACATTTAAATCAGGCAATCACAATTAGCATCCAAAAATTGCGTCAGCGATCAGATGGTGCCAATTTAGAGAAAGACATTTTCCTACACATAACACGAGATATAACAGAATATACTCTTCCAGATGAAGTGCAAGAAGTTAGACGTCTATACCGTCGTGGTGTCGGTGCATATACCAATGGCGGGGTAAATTTCGATCCGGTTGATGCTGCATTTGCGAATATCTATTTGTTACAACCAAATAGATCAGGCGGGTTAGCAACTTGGGATTTCTATAACCAATTCTTAGAAACGACAGAAAGAGTTTTTGCAAGTCAGTATAATTTCACGTGGGACGTTAATAATAAATTATTAACAATTCTTCGTAAGCCGAGAGGTGATGAAGAAGTCGTCGTTCGCGTCTATGCTAGGAAGTCTGAGGATGATGTAATCAATGATCCATACGCTGGGCCTTGGGTACGTTCGTATGCAACAGCACTTGCTAAATATGCGTTGGGAGAAGCCAGGGATAAATTTCCGTCGGGCTTTCCGGGGCCTAACGGAAACGTGATGTTAAACGGTGCTACCCTAAAGCAGGAAGCACAAGCTGAGATAGAAAAATTAGAAAAGCAATTACATGAGTTGGTGACAAGTTCGGATGGGTACGCATTCATTGTTGGATAAATTTAGCTAACAAGATTCGCCTCCCCTTAAGGAGTTTGTGTATAACTACATAAAGCAACTTAAGGGGATTTTTAATGAGTAAAATTATCGGACTTGTAGGATTTATTGGTAGCGGCAAAGGCACAGTTGCAGCAGAACTTGTTAGTAAATATAATTTCAGACAAGATAGTTTTGCAGCATCCCTTAAGGATGCATGTGCGGCAATGTTCGATTGGCCCAGGCATTTGTTGGAAGGCGACACAGTCGAATCTAGAGAATACAGGGAAATTGTAGACCAGTGGTGGTCAGATGAGTTAAGCATTCCTAATTTCAGCCCACGATTGGCTTTGCAGTTAATGGGTACCGAAGTTATGAGGAATAATTTCCATCAAGATATGTGGTTTAAAACAGTTAAGAACAGAATCAGAAAAAATCCAAATCAATCGGTTGTTATTAGCGATGTCAGATTCCCCAACGAAATAAAATTCATTAAAGAGCAAAATGGAATAATTGTTCGAATAAACCGAGGCCCATTACCTGTCTGGTACGAGACAGCAGTCTTAGCAAACAGGGGTAATTCTTTAGCAAAAGAAGCAATGACGAAAACATATTCTGATGCGCATTTTAGCGAATGGGCATGGGCAGGATGCCAGACTGATCACGAGTTAGATAATAACTTTACTCTATTATCATTAACAAAGCAGATTAAAGACATTGCAGACATTGAATAAATAGCTAGGCAAGTTATGATAGTTCTCTTATATATCTTAATATAGTCGGTGTGGTTGTAGAAAATATTTTTGCAATAATCCTGGTACTAATACCTGAATCTTTTAATTTCTTCATTTCTGTGCAATCCTCTTGCGTAAATAATCTTTTCTTATAATTTTTTATTCCGGTCTTCGCCTTAGATATCTTAATTTTAGATTCAGTGGAATGAATTCGGCCTGCCCAATCATTCTTTGGTGGCGATATTCTTCCTTCGTCGTATAATTTTTTACTAATTAATCTCTTCTTTTCTATAGTTTCAATACTCTGCTTAGTTCCGGTTTTTGATTTCGATATCTTATCCCGGTGTCTTCGTGTTTTTGGTTTCCCTTTTACAGCAGTATTCATTGGAGAAATACGATCTCGTTTTGCCTCTATTGTTAAATTATCCCATGTTTCGGACATTTTCTCGGAAAATTTTATCTTGTCTGTATTATCCATTCCTCCCAATGTGTTACCACCATACCCCCCGGCAGCTATATTGTAGGACATTTGGCTAGTAGTAGCATTAAATTTTTCTATATATTCTGCTTCCAATAAAGCTAGTTTCTCGGATGTAAGTGCCCCATCCAATATATCTTTTGTAAAATTATCCTTACCGTAATTGGCTATAGCCCTGGAAAGATAGACACCGCTTCCTAAATATTTTGGATCATCTCTTTCATCTTTCCCTATATACCACATTCCGTTTATAATGTTAGTTATCTTATAAATAATTCCGTTTATGGGAGTACATATTGGTGTCATTTTAGTGCCTTTCATATAAATATATAAAACAGCCAAAATGGCTATTTATATTATTTATCGGAGAAAACATAAAATGGCAACTCTAGTATCCCCAGGTGTAAGTATTTCCGTGATCGATGAATCGATCAATGTCGGAGCCGGTCCGGGGACAGTCCCCCTAATCTTTATAGCTACACAGGAAAATAAATCAGATCCATCGGGAACAGCAATAGCACAAGGGACAACTAAAGCTAATGCTGGTAAGATTTGGTCAATTACATCGCAACGAGACTTGGTTCAGACATTCGGCGATCCTATTTTCTATGAAGTTAGCGGCACATCAATAAACGGTTATCCATTAAATGAATACGGCTTGTTAGCTGCTTATTCATATCTAGGCGTTGCTAACTTAGCACGAATTGTTAGGGCAGATATAGACACTGCTCAGTTAGAAGCTTCATCCATAGAGCCTACAAGTCCAGCAGCAACGGGGACATATTGGTTTGACGAAAGTCCGTTGCCAAATGGTTCGTCATATGGATTGTTTGTTCGTACCGGAGTATTCCCTAATGAAATTTGGGTATCAGTGGAGATAGATGTCCTGTTCAACGACATTGCACCTAACGGCGGCTCGCCGGGCGACTATGGGGTCTATTTTGACTCAGTTACAAGTAGCATTACCTATTGGGAAAATGTTGCTACAGTTTGGACACAATTGTCCGGAGCAGTTGGCGCACAAAGTCTTATTATTCAATCAGTGTGGCCTGATCTGACAAATGTTTTAACAACTCAGCAATATTGGGTTAAAACCAGCGCCGCCGCCCAGGGAGCAAATCTTGTATTGCGCAGAATGGATGCAACATTGGAACAGTTTCTACAAGTGGAAGCTCCTGTCTTAGCTGACGATACATCAGCAGATACGTATTACAGCACAAATGCACTCGGTTCGGCAGGCCAAGTTTATATCCGCCCAACACCAGTTGGTTTAGGTACAGAAAATTCTTTCGAATTTAGATATTTCCCAGGCACCACTGGTCCATGGGCCCCATTGGCAAACATCATTGGTTCTGAATCAGTTCCAACAGATGGTCCAGGTAATGGTCAACTATGGTTTAATGCAGAAGTGGGTGTTAATGGTGTCGGACAATCAACAGTTGATATTATGATTGCTGATGGTGCGGGTTCTTGGCAGAATTTGAACTTAGAAGGATTTACATTTGTTGACGTTCCTCCGGGTCCAGCAGATCCAACTGTCTTTGCACAATCTGCAGATCCACAGGATAACATTCTTACACCGACACTTATACAGGGTGACATTTGGGTAGACACAGATGTTGATCCATATCCGGTCATTAGACGCTGGAATGTTTCGACGGTGTCGTGGATTGCAGTTAGCAATTCAGATCAGACAACACCGAATGGTATTATCTTTACCGATGTACGTTCGAACCCATTGTTCACGCTCGGCGGCACTGGTGAATTCAACGGCGGCGCAGGCAATCCAGACTTAGATCCAGATGCACCTGATGCAGATTTGTATCCAAAGGGATTCTTATTGTGGAATACACGTTACTCGACAAACAATGTCAAGGAATGGGAATCACCATATGTGTTTAACAGTTCAACAGCAAGTCCGGATAATACAAACAACGGCTCAACAGGTCGTTGGGTTACAGCTTCGGGCAACAATGCTTCTGGAATCCCTTACATGGGCGCTGGAGCACAGAACATTATGATTGTTCGTGCAATTCAATCGGACATTATTTCTAACGAAGAAATTCGTGCAGAAGATATTTACTTTAACTTGATTGCGGCACCAGGTTATGTAGAGGCTATAGATGAGATGCTTGTTCTTAACGAAGACAGGAAGCAAACATCTTTTGTATTAGGTGATACACCATTTACATTGGCAGCAACTGGAACTGCTTTGCAGAATTGGGCAACTAATTCTTCATCGGCATTAGGTAATGGACCTGACGGACTTGTTTCGGCAAGTAAATATTTCTCGGCTTGGTATCCAAGTGGATTGAGCACAAACGTCGATGGAACCGATGTAGTTGTTCCGCCAACTCACATGGCACTAAGGACTATTGCTTATAACGATCAGGTTGCTTATCCTTGGTTTGCACCAGCTGGTTTACAACGCGGCATTGTTAACAATGCAGCATCTGTTGGATATGTAAATGATGCAGGTCAATTTGTACCAGTTAGACTAAATGAAGGCCAACGTGACATCCTTTATCAGAATGGTATCAATCCAATTCGCATTATGCCACAGGGCGGAATCGTTGTTTTTGGTCAGAAGACACGTCAGCCGTTTGCAAGTGCAACAGATCGTATCAACGTAGTTCGTTTAGAAAACTACTTGCGCTACCAGCTCAATTTACTTGCACAGCCGTTCTTGTTCGAACCAAATGATTCGACAACAAGGAAAGCAGTCAAGGATGCATTCGATCGTGCATTAGCAGAATTGATTACATTGCGTGGTTTATATGACTTCTTAGTTGTATGTGATTTAAGCAATAACACTCCTGCCAGAATTGACAGAAATGAACTATGGATTGACATTGCAATCCAACCAGTGAAAGCAATCGAATTTATCTATATTCCAATCAGAATAAAGAACACAGGTTCGGATCTTTCGTCTTAATCTAATTTAGATTAAAAATACCTGTTTCGGCAGGTATTTTTTTGGCGATAAATATTTGATGGATATTTTACCTTCTTCTTGTAGTTTGCAACATCTCATATATGCAATGCCCTCACAAGAAAATATAGGATGTTGTTCTGCAAGTTCGAGTCTTTTAGCAGCTGAAATATTTCTAAACTCGCAAAATAGAACAAAACCTCTGTCACGCCTATATGTCTATTACATGGCTAGGAAATTGGGTAATAGATTAAAACAGAAAGGTGTATCATTGTATAATACACTTAGGTCTATGGAGCTATATGGCGCCGCGCCCGACAATGTCTGGCCTCTGAGACACAATTATATAGATAAGGAACCACATGCTGCGGTCGAAGAATGTGCAAGGGAATACAGATTAAATAAATTCAGCCATATCGGTATAAACGAATTTAAGGATTACCTTCTGTCGGGCATACCTATCATAGTTGGAATAAAAACTGGAAGAAAATTCTGGAAGTTAAAGGGACCATATGAAAATCATCTGTACGGTTCAGTAAATGATACAGATAACAGGCATTCCTTAAACCACGCTATAACTATAGTGGGTTACGATGACAACCTGTCGGATGGATCGTGGATTATAGCAAATTCTGCAGGATTACCGTGGGGAAATAGGGGGTTTGGCGCTATATCCTATGCTTGCAATGTCGATATCGGCGAGTCATTTGTTATAACTGAATTTGCAGGAATCACCATAGATAAAAAATTTCCGATAATTGAGAATCTAAAGGACATGCTGTAGTAATTATAGGATATACTGCGGAAGCATGGATTATAGCTAATTCTGTTGGCCGAAATGGGGAGATCACGGTATAGGATTGTTGCCATACGAATGTGAAAATGATATCGGCGAAGCATATTCGATAACATCCATGTGACTACTCGAGCGATAATGTAAATACATCATTGCCACAGTCCCAGATACGATCATATCCGTTATTCTTCATATTATCCCATTCGGTGAGTGACATATTAACATTTTCTAGCAATAATGGTAATTTATGTTTTTGAAATTTTACACGAGGATAAAAATTAGAATAATTTTTAGTATATTTATACCCCGGTGGCGACTCACTAACTTTAGTAAATCCAATGGCTTTATACATATTGCCCTTGTTCATAGCTTTGTCTGAATAAGATATTACAGATTTTGGAGAATATGTTTTTAAGAAATGCTGAAGTGACTTACTTGCCCCGCCAATTATAGTAGTACCTGACAGTGATGCATATCTTAATAGTTCGTACTCTATATTCTTATTAAATCTACTTTTGCCAAAAGTCATTACAGTAACTAATTCATTTTCGAAATATAATCCAATTTTCGTCGATGATGCGCAAACCCCCTGAATATGATTATTGTACAGAAACCTATTAGAGTCGACTGTATTAACTTCTCTTATAGTACACTTTCTTGCATAGATTTTTTTATTTTTCCCCAGTAAAGAACTAATCTTTGATTTAATAATCTGTTGTTTGATTTTCCAGTCATGCTCCCAGATATGCAATAAGTGTATTCCACGTTCGTTGCATAAGGTTGTTTTGTTCAGATGATAGTTTTTGTCTTTACCATTTAATTCACTATGCCAATACGATCCATTGCATTCTATTGCTAAATTATATTCCGGTATATATATGTCTAGTTCTAATCCTATTATATCCCTACAGTTTTTTTCAAAATTGACAAATTCAGCAACATATAATCCTATGTCTAATTCCAGGTCAGATATGTTTTTTATGATCGGTATAGCAAACTTCTTTAATTTGTTTAAAATATAGGTGTAACCTACTTCGCATTCTGTAGCAATGCTCTCAATTGATCTCTTATTTACAGTATATTCGGTCTCGAGCCAATCTTTATTTTCTAATATAGAGTTTGTATTTTCTGGTATATGTGCTTGTTGAGGCCAATTAGATCCATACCGTTCAGTATTTGTAGCCTTGCACTTGTCTACAACTGACGAAAGCCTCATCGGATGTGTTACTCCGAGTTTCTGTATATACGATTTTTTTACCATATCTGTGTTTTTAAATACATTATCAACCCCGTGTCTTTCTAAATTAGTATTTTTAGATTTTTCTAAGAATTCTGTAGTTTTAGAAAAAGATGTAACTCCGTATTTTGTCAAGCAAGTTAATTGACTTTTATTCTTTGCCATTAGAGATTGACTCGCCCACTCTGTTCCGTATTTTTTTAATGTGGTTTTTCTAATCTGTTCCTGAATAGACGGGACTAATAAAGTGGATTCGACCCCATATTTTGCTAAGTTGCTTGATATTCTCTTTGCTGTAATTAATTCTAACTTATCACCATACATTACTTTCTTTGTTTCTATTGAAAGAGCAGCACCACATGATCGCGAGCATGTTTCCTTTTTATACCATTTTTGTGAAGTAAACGGTGTGTCGCATATTTTACAGTTTCGGATTTCGATAGTCATAGAATTTTTTGATAAATGATAAATACTTGCATAGAATATACATGTTAATTGTATTTATATTAATTCGGAGAATAAGATGGCAAACTTAGCAAAATTTGGTATTCCTTTAGACGGAAACAAACTAGGCATATTACACCCAAAGCAGAAATATCGCTTCAGGGTAGTGTGGCAGAACTTTGGCGAGAATAATGGTTTACGAGAAATGACTGCTAACGTTATAACAGTCACCCGACCAAAGATTTCTTGGTCCGAGGCTGAATTGCATTCATACAACTCGGTTGCATGGATTCAGGGTAAGCACACATTCGAGCCTATCGAGATTAAACTACGTGATGATATTACAAATGCAGTCATTTCCTCGGTTGGTGCACAGGTTCAGAAACAAATGAACCATTTTGAACAGACAAGTGCAGTTGCAGGTATTAACTACAAATTCACGATGGAAATCCACTCGTTGGATGGTACAAACAATGAACAGTTAGAATCATGGGTACTAGACGGATGCTGGTTAAAAGAAGCCACATACGGCGAAGGCGATTATTCATCAGGTGATTCACAGGAAGTAACATTGTCTATTAGATTCGACAACGCAACTAACGTTTCTGGTCCAAATACAAACGACGGAACAACTGTTGGTGGAAATCCATATCCAGGTATCGCAAGTCCAACTGGCGGAACCACGTTTGCCTGACGCATTGCTGTCTATTGTATAAATACTTTACTAAAATTTGTAAGGTATTTTATGATAAATGGGCAAAAATGCAAGAACATAGACTGTAAGGTTCTTGTAACTGAGGTAAGGAAGAAAGACGGACAGTATAAATCGTACTGCTCGTCGGTCTGCCAGAAAATTGGTGTAGTTTCAGCAATGCAGAAAACCAGTTTGGAAAGGTATGGAGTTAAGAATCCAGCATCGACATCTGCAGTAAAAGATAAAATTAAAGAAACAAATTTAGAAAAATATGGGGTTGAGAATCCATCTCATTCCCCTATATTTTTGGCTAAAATGAAATCGACCAATATAGAAAAATATGGCACGGACAAACCACAACTTTTGCCAGAAATAGAAAAAAAGTCTAAAGAGACTTGTCTGAAGAAATACGGAGTAGAAAAACCACAGAAGACAAAGGATTTCAAGGATAGATCTAAGTCCACATGTGTTGAAAAATATGGAGTAGATGCTCCACAAATGAATGCAGTAATTAGGCAGAAATCTAAAGACTCTTGTTTGAAGAAATACGGTGTCGAAAACTCTGCACAAGATACGGGTGTATATGAAAGAACAATGAAGCGTCAATATAGGATAAAATCATATCAAATGCCTAGTGGAAAGATAGTAGGTGTACAGGGATATGAACCGTTTGCCATCGATTATTTATTGGAAAATTATTCCGAAGACAGGATAATGATTGATACATTTGATAAACCTAGGATAGTATATAAGACAGATGATGGCAAGAATCATTATTACTTTCCCGATCTATATATTTTGGATGAAAATCTTATTATAGAAGTAAAATCTCTATATACTTATAATAAAAATATCCCTAGAAATATTTTGAAGAGGCAAGCCTGTCTGGATGCAGGGTATAATTTCAAGTTCATGATTTTTGATAAACATGGAAATCTTTTAGATAGGTAAATAGTATTATGCCCTCATTCTCAAGTTTATTTACATCGTTAACTGGTGCGGGATTCTTTTATGAAAAGAATTCTCGCCATGCCTCCTATAACTTTAATCAAGACGGCCAATCATTATATAAGAATCAACCCAGATTTCCGTTCGAGTATTACGTAAGTATAAATTTAAACAAAGTGGCTACTGCTAGCCAATATATCAATACCTATTTTAACAACCCTACATGGAATCAAGTAACTCCGTTGGTTAAGACAGTCGAAATGCCATCCATGAAAATAGATACAGACCACTTAAATCAGTATAACAGAAAAAGAATAAGTCAAAGTAAAATCTCATTCGAGCCAGTTAAGATGGTATTCCACGACGTAGCGGATGGTAAAACTCTTAAGTTCTGGGATATGTATTACAGATACTATTTCATGGATGGGAATGAGCCAGGGAAAAACGAAGCAAAACAAGTACCTCAGAAGAACGGAACTTATACAGTAGAATCTTTCTTAAAAAATATAACCCCGTCCTTCAATCCTAACATCATTGGATTGCCTGCTAGTATTAAGAATTTATTCCAAAGCAACTCCCCTAACAATTCTTGGTTACCGACTAATACCCTGGGGAATAAGCAATCATTAAATAATATCGTAAGTAACACAATCGATAATCATAATTTCGGATATAATTTGCAGACTGTTAATAATGTCAGGAGTTTAATACAGACAATTGACATATTCCAGGTTCATGGTGGCCGATTTAATCAAGTTACTTTAGTTAATCCCAGAGTCTCAGCATTCACGCATGATGTTCTGAATTATGCAGAAAGTTCTAAAACATTAGAGCTAACGTTTACGTTCGAATACGAATATGCCTATTATACGATTCAGAATTTGAAATTGGGCGGTAGTAATGATTCCACAAAGGAGCCATTCGAGCATGGAGAATTTCTCGAATTGCCAGCGTTAGCTTTCAATGCAACACTAAATGACTTCATCGAGTCTAATAATCCATTATTAGCATCCGACAATCCAATTCTTCAACGTATTGGGAAAAATGTTCAATCGTCAATTGGTGCTGTAACCGGTGCATTTGCATCTGATAAAATTGTGAGAAGGGTTAGTGCAAGTGTGTTGAGTGGACTAGCAAATATTTCTCCTACTCCATATGCTAAAGTACCTCCAGCGATAATAATAAGCCGACCATTTGCATCTTCTGCGACTAAATCCAGTACATCATATCAGGATGTAAACAGAACAGGAGGCGGCCCTGTCTAATTCTAATATCGCTTCTATAGGAAGATTCAGTTCCCAGATGTTATCCAACCTGGGTGCTCAGAAAACTGTTAAGTATGTAAATGGTGTTCCGACAAATACATTTAAGTATAATGCCGGCGCCGTATCATTTCCGAGTGCCGGCGCACTACTCCAATCTGATTTGGGTGGCGGAGTAGTAGGTAACTATTCAGCATCGGCATTTAACTCGACAAAGTGTTTCTTCCTATCACGGGGAGCAGGGCAGATGTACGCTGAAGCCATGACAGGGCTTGCAATAGATACAGCAGCTATGTTAGGCATTTCTCCACAGGCAATGTTGGAGAGGTTTGAAGTCGGCGGAAAATTGGAACTGTCTCCCAATGCATATAGAGCACTTAACAATCTGAGAGATCCGGGAAATCAAGTAGGCACAGTTACGACAGTTAGTAACAAGCATAGTTTACAAGCTCGTGCAATAAGGCCATAATATGAGATTGCAGGAACTTATAGATTTTACCCCGAGAGACAGAAAATCAAACTCTGATCTCGGCCGCAGACTGGATAGACGATCTAATATTGATAAATTGGGGTCTGGTTCATTCGGCTCTGCCTATTCGATAAACTCAAATAAAAGATTAAATCAGGTAACTAAATCTGGTATAGCACGAAATATGAACTATTCTATTTTTAAAGAATTAACAGATGATGGTTATATAGCATATATAAAGGCTATTGTTGACAGTGGTTTAAATAATCCTTATTTTCCTAGAATAGACGATTTCAAAGTTTATAAAAAATCAAACAACCAATTTACATATGTTGCAAACATAGAAAGACTTATACCATTGCAATCGGAGCGTATACCAAGGGAAATGGCTTCGGCGATGTGGGAAAAGATGTTCTTAGATGAACCAGCAGAAGAACCTTCATTAGAAGACATTGTGTATAAAATGGCTTACATTGTTGCTGGAAAAAATACTTATTTAATAAAAGATAAACAATTAAAACAGGCATTGGGACTAATAATAGGAATTTTAAGGGATTCTAAGTTCATGAACGACATATACGACAAAAATATAATGATGCGTATAACGGGAAATATGCCTCAACTTGTATTTACAGATCCAATAGCATAATGGCCCGATCATATGTCCAGGGTCAGTATAAACCCATAAATCCTGGCAAATATGTGGGTACTTATCCTATAATATTCCGATCATCGTGGGAACATAAAGTCATGGTTCTATTTGACTCAAATCCAAGTTTTACTAGTTGGGCAAGTGAATCCTTGAAAATCCCGTATCGAAATCCTTTTACAGGTAAATATACAGTGTACGTGCCAGATTTTGTAGTAACTTATGTAGACGCTAAAGGTAATCAGAAAGCAGAGATTATCGAAGTAAAGCCAGCAAAAGAGACTTTCCTGGAACAGGCAAAAAGTCCAAAGGCTAAGGCAGCAGTCGCGTTGAATACATTCAAATGGGCAGCAGCACAAGTGTTTGCGAAACAGCATGGGATGAATTTCAGAGTAATGACAGAGGGGAATATATTTAACAACCCGAAAGGTAAAGGATGAAATGTAAATTAGAGAAGTGCGAAAATATTGTTGGTAAGAAAGGCATACTATATTGCTCGACAGCCTGTAGCAAGATTGGGCAAGTCATATCTCGAAATTTTATCATGGACAGTATAAAGGAAAAAAGAAGAAAAACGAATCTCGAAAGATACGGTGTAGAAAATACAGCACAATCGCAGGAATTAAAAGAAAAATACAAGAAAACGAATATCGAAAGATATGGCGTTGAAAATCCATTGATGAATAGCAAAATAAGAGATCGGATTAAATTTACTAATATTGAGAGATACGGTACAGAGTTTCCGACACAGAATAAATCGGTAATGGATTCTATAAAGGCAACAAATTTAAAAAAATATAATGTAGAGTTTCCGTCAAAGTTGATCAGTACAAAAGAGAAAACACGAACTACTAATTTATTAAAGTATGGAAGATCTAATCACACACAAACCCATATTACTCAAGACGCTATATTAAAATCTAATGACACAGTCTGGCTGCAGACAGAACATCAAGTTAATCAACGACCCATATATATTATTGCAGAAGAATTAGGTATAAGTAAATCCCAACTAGGAAAAATGTATAATAAGAATGGGATTGATGTATTATATTTTATAAAATCACAAGAAGAGCTGGAAATTTCGTTATTTATTAAATCCTTAGTCCCGGACATTAGCATTATATTAAATAATAGATCCATTATTCCCCCTAAAGAGCTTGATATCTACTACCTGAACTCAAATTAGCAATCGAATACAACGGTGCCTTTTGGCATTCGGAACTTTCCGGAAACAAAGATAAGTATTATCATATAAATAAAACAAACGAATGTAGAAAGACAGAAATTGATCTTTTACATATTTTCGATTATGAATGGAAATATAAGAAAGATATAATAAAATCTATGATAAAATCAAGACTAAGATTATCGAATACATTATATGCTAGAAAAACAGAAATTAGAGAAATTGATGCTATCACTGAACGAGAGTTTCTAAATAATAACCATTTACAAGGATATGTCTCTAGTTCGGTGTGTCACGGCCTATACTATGAAAATGAACTAGTTTCGGTAATGTCTTTTGGGAAAGCAAGATTTAAAAAATCTGGTATCGAGTTACTGAGATTTTGTAATAAACTTAATACAAGTGTCATTGGAGGAAGTTCTAAACTTTTCAAATATTCGATAATTAGATATAAGTGGGAGCATATTACATCATATTCTCATATAGACAAATTTAACGGAAATATGTACACAGTGCTAGGATTTAAATATTCTCATTCATCCAATCCAGCATACTATTATACAAAGAATTATTATACTTTCGAGAATAGATTAAAATATCAAAAACATAAATTGTCCGAATTACTGGAGAATTTTGATTGCAATATTACAGAATGGGACAATATGAAGAACAATGGATATGATCGGCTTTGGGACTGTGGCAACGATGTGTGGATATGGGATATAGAAAATAAATATATAATGGGTACGGTATGAAAGATAAAAAGGTCGATAAAGAACAAAAACAAATAGATGAACAGGCCGAATTAACCAATGAAGAAAAAATACAAGGTCAGTTAGATTCCCTTAGGGAAATGAACAAGATATTAAAAGGTGCAATGGAGAGACATGAGACTATCCGAAGTAATCATTAATATAACGACTAGGTATCTCGAACAAGAACGGCTCGATTTTGTAAATGCAGTATCTTCTATTATTGAAAATTATGTCTTGCTATCAGATGATGAATTTGAGAGGTTATTAACAATTTCATCTTTGATGCTGGAGAAATATATGATAGAAGATTCGGAATTCGATGATATATTAGATTCATTTTCCAAACTTGTGTCTCACCATAGGAGAATAAGGAAGTGACTAAAAAAATCTTCCTGAATAACAAATATTCAGTGTGGTATTTTAATATAATCGATGGCGCCAGAAATCGCATCTCTTTGGGATATTCCGAAAATCACCATATTATTCCTAAATCGATGGGTGGATCGAATGCTAAAAAGAATATAGTCTCACTAACGGCTAAAGAGCATTATATTTGCCATTTACTTCTAACAAAATCTGTCGTAGACGAATTCAGAAAGAAGATGAAATATGCATTTTGGAGAATGTGTAACAGTAATTTACGACGATATAAACCTACATCCAGAATGTATGAAATCGGTAAGTCAATGTTTATTGAAGCACAAACAGGTCATCCTGCATATTTAATATCTCACTCTGCAGAATCAAAGAAAAAGATTAGTGCGGGCATGTCGGCCACCTTGGCTAAACTCTCTAAGAATGAGATGTCCGAACGTATGGCAAAATCTTGTTGTAATCCTGTCGTATACACACAGGCCCGAGCAGATAAAATAAGTGCATCGAGCACAGGGAAGAAAGATTCTAAAGAAGAATGCAGGAATAAATCAATTGCAGCGTCGAAAAGAAATAACACACATCTTATCGAAATGGGAAAGGCACGGAAAAATAGGCCTTGGTCCGCCGCCCGTCGCACAGCACAAAATAAAAAGAAGGAGGGTATACTTTGACTCGCAAAATGGAAGATTTTTTTAATATTCCGCCTGCGGAATCATCTGAACCAGAAGAAGATAAGCCGGTTATGACAAGAGAGCAGTTAATGGTGGATGCAAAGGAAATTTATAATGCATTAACTACTGCGGAAAAAGTTGACTATTCGTTGCCAACTGTGATAGGTTTAGATGCCCATGACGGCGAAATGGACTCTATTGCGAAAAAAGCAGTTGACACATTCAACGACCTAATTGCGTTAGGTGGTAATGTGCCTGACATACATGCTGGGAAAATTTACGAAGTTGCCGGCCAAATGCTGAAGACAGCATTAGAGGCTAAAAATGCCAAAGCTGATAGAAAATTAAAAATGATCGAATTGCAACTAAGACGGATTCGATCAGAGCAAATTGATTTCGAAAATGGCAGTGGCCCTGCAAAAGGTCAGCAAGGTACTGAATTTGACAGAAACGAGTTATTGCGTCACATAGTGTCGAGTAAAACCGAAAACTCTGATAAATAGTCATAACACTGGAGTCGAAGTTATGACAGATAAGAAATCATTTTCCAATTATGTAGCTGAATTTAAAACAGAATATAGTTATGTTCTGAAATTCGCTGTAAATGAGATGACTGACAGCATGGTAGACAGTTTGGAAGCATGTCTTGCCAAATATGATCTAACGAATGCATCAGCCTTCAGAAAAACACCAATCCAAGAAAGCCCATTAGATTTCCCGAATATTAAGAATACAGCAGTATATATCTGCGATATGACAATGAAATATCCCGGTTCTATAGATTTTCTAAGAATATACATTTGTAATTCGTTGGGAATATCCCCTGCATGTTTAGCAGTATATTCTGGAAATGATCCAAGACAGATCGAAACAGACTTGTATGTTGACAGAACTTCAGCAGAATACAAAGCAAAATACAAAACTCGTTTAGGCAGTGATCACGAAGAAACAGAGTCTGATTTAGAAACTGTTCCTGCAACTTATAACATTTCATTCTTGAAAGAATTAGAAAAAGTTCGCAAAGAACAGCAAGTAACAACCGTAGAGAATCCACTAAGCCCGGCTGAGACTATCGATCATTCGACATTGCCTAAAGGTTATGACGGATTTAATGATCCAAAGAATTTGAAGAAAGACGATGTTGGGTTGTTCGGTCGTGTTAAGAAAACTAATTTGTTAAAGGTAGGTGTGCTATGAATTTACAACGAATGAGACAACTTGCTGGACTACCAGCTAGTAAGCAACTAACCGAAGGGGTTAGTGCTATTCCTGGCATCGGCCCATCGGCAGGCAGGGGCACTGAATCAGATATGCAAACTTCTGGAACTGTCGGCCGAGATGAGGCCTATGGTGAATTTGATGCATCTCAGGATCAGCCCACTGAGGAAGGCATAGAGTTAGGCGACGACAACGATACTGTCCCTTCTTACTATGTTGTGGACGGTGACGATTATAAAATAATGTCTGGCCCATACACAAAAGATGAATACCCTGATATAAAACGCTATATGAAGACCAAACGGTGGTTTGACCCGAATATTCATACAATTGAATTCGGAATAGAAGATGACGGAGTGTTTATGCCGGCCGAGGGCTGGGGCGATGATGATGTCAGAGAAGATGATCTGGATGATATAGAATTCGATCAATTACATCCAGGCTTGGAAGAAATGTCACCCGAGACAATTAGTGGCTATATGAAAGGTGCAGCAGATGATATGCGGCACACAAATGTCAGCATTCAGAATGCAAGAGATTTCAGAAAAGAAATGCCAGACAAGGAAGCAGATTGGGCCGATGAGGAAGATTTCCTGCAAAGACACCTAACAAAGCGCACCAAAGGTGTCGCAACGGCAGCAACTAAAATGGCCAGAGTAAATGAGGGAGCCACGGCCTGCGATATGGAAGGCATAAATGATATGAACGATATGAGAAAATTGATTAATCTAATGGAAGGAATTACCGCAGTTCCTGGCACTGGACGCATTGTAAATGAGGAAATCGATACTCGATATGTCGAAGAATTAACAGCAATGCTATCAGCAGGGGAAATATCATATGAAGAATTTCGTGATAAATTAGATTCTGCAGATTATACAGATTATAGTATGCGTCAAGGCGAAAATGGTATGATGGGCGCCGACACACCAGCAGGCCACCGCGCAGATATGTACAATCGAGATCAAGAAGCAGGTGAAAGAACTGACGGCCTGGATGACGAAGGGTACGAGGACGAGGACGAGGACGAGGACGAGACCGATTATGAAAGGTCACACGTTCCAGGCAGAAATGTAAGTGAAGACCTGCAAAATGGATACGGCGAAGAAAAATACGCCGATGGCGCCGACTATTTCCCTAACGGTGCAGACGGCCCGGTAGTTAAATCTGTTGGACCATCTGGTGCCCGTCACGGCGATAATCCAGAACAGAAGAAAATGGAAGTTACTGAGACCCATAAAGAACTTGTATATGCATACAGGAACTTCTTGAAGGAATCGAAAGTTACTAAGAAATAATGGCCATTTATCAAGATGATACTCTTGTTAAGCGAGCCTATAAAAAGGTTTCTTATACTAAAGAACAAATAGATGAATTGAAGGCATGTATGGATCCCGACACGGGACCGTTATATTTCATATCTAATTTTATGTATGTTCAACACTCTACAAAGGGGAGACAGAAATTTACTCCGTATGAGTTTCAGCTTGATTTAATTGAATCATATACGCATTTTAAGAAATCCATAAACATGGTTTCTCGTCAAATGGGGAAAACCGCAGTTGCAGCCGGGTACTTGTTATGGTATGCAATGTTTACCGACGATGCACAAATATTAGTGACATCGTACAAATATGATAGCGCCCAGGATATCATGGACCGAGTCCGCTTTGCGTACGAATCTGTCCCGGATCACATTCGAGCAGGTGTCACAACATACAATAAGCGTTCAATTGCATTCGATAATGGGTCTAAGATAACAGCAACTACAACTACAGAAACTACCGGACGCGGAATGTCGTTATCACTTGTCTACCTTGACGAGTTTGCATTCGTGGATGCAAACATTGCTAAGGAATTCTGGACATCACTTGCACCTACTTTGTCAACTGGCGGCAAGTGCATCATTACGTCTACCCCTAACACAGATGAAGACCAATTTGCTGACATTTGGTTTGGCGCCAATAAGTTAGTGGACAACCGTGGCAATGAAACGGTTACAGGGACAAATGGATTCAAGCCATATATGGCGACGTGGGAAGCCCATCCGGATCGTGACGAAGCATGGGCCGACGAACAATTAGCGTCCCTCGGTGAAGATAGATTCTTGCGCGAACACCGGTGCCAGTTCATTACATTCGAAGAAACACTAATTAATCCTGTAAAGTTATCGCAGCTTACTTCTACCCAGCCTATTAAAAAATCTGGGCAAGTTCGATGGTATGCTAATATAAGACAAGATATGACATATGTTGTTGCACTTGACCCATCAATGGGAACAGGCGGTGACAATGCAGCGATCCAGGTATTAGAATTGCCGTCATTAGTTCAGGTAGCCGAATGGAGCGACAACAGAGCGCCGGTGGAGCAACAAGTTAAGACTATGAAAGACATACTTGAGGAAATTGCCGCTGCCGGCCGGCCGGAAATCTATTGGTCAGTAGAGAGCAATACATTGGGCGAAGCTGCATTAGTAGTTATCAGAGATACTGGGGAAGAGAATTTCCCAGGCACCATGCTGCATGATCCAAAAAATAGGTTACAAGGAAAAACAGGCCGCCGAGCAGGGTTTGTTACTACAAATAAGTCTAAATTAGAATGTTGTGCAAAAATGAAATTCTTAATTGAATCGCTGAAGATGAAATTAAATTCTAGAGGAATATTATCAGAGTTAAAAGTATTTGTTTCTCGTGGTAACACTTTCGAAGCTCGAATCGGCCAAACAGATGACCTAATTATGGCTATGATTCTTGCAATTAGGATGACTGACTATATATCGACATGGGACGATAAATCGCAAGCTGCCATTAACACAAATATATCGATGTCAGATGAAACGTCATATGATTCTCCGATGCCAATCTGCATTTAATAGATAAATACAGATATGAGAATAAATGAAATAATTCGAGAAGATGTATCGCCTGAGGCATCACAAAAGAACATTGTAGATGTATTGACAACGGAGTTACCTCAGCTTTATCATAAACTGTCTATTATGGCAGAAAAGATGTTTAATAATAAGGGTAATTTAGACGGATTTAAACTAGTATCTGGTAGCCAAAAAAGTACGTGGTATCAGGATGTCTATTTTAGCAATCTAAAATCTGCATTGTATAACTTTGCAAAGTCGCTATCACCGCAGGTAAGATCAGAACTACAGGGATTCTTAGGAACTAATGATTCTAAATTTTCGAATGTACAAAATATACTGTTAGATATTTTGCAAAGAATAGCAAAGACTACAAAGAATACAAGATTATTATCAGCAGTTAACGCATCAGTTACTGCACTTAATAATTATGAAAATAAAATAGACGAATTAGAAAGCAAGTCGGGCGAAGACGACGAAGATGAACCTAGACAAAATACGAAGGCTGTAAAAGACCCGAATGTTGGAAAACAATATTCCGAGATCGAGAACATAATAAACGATGTCTTAGGACAAATAGACAAGAAACAAGCAGGTGAGATAAGGAATGCTATTTCCAGGACAGACAATAAGTTACTTGCACTAAGACAAGAACTAAATAAAAGAAACATAAAGGTTTAAATGGTAGAACTAGATACATTAGCTGGGAAGATTTTTTCATTACTTAAGGGCAATGGATTTAAAATCAAAATCTTCGACAATGAAGGAACCGAAACAACAGATCCAACAACTGGTCGACGTTTCTTCGTAGCTTCCCCTAACATAATGGTTACTATCGACGAAGAGGGAAACCGAGTCGAATTTAATAAAGGGTCCTCAGCAGGTGACGTAACAGCCGTACAAAAAAATGTAAGAAAGCTTGCAGATGAATTTTTGATGAATTCAGATATTAAAGTTTTCGGAAAAGCAATTCAGCCGAGAGATTATGCTTATCAAGCAAAGATGCAAAAGGACAGTAATATGATGGAAGGGTACAAGACAAATAGTTTAATGCTATCTAAAGTCTATCACGAATTAGATTATGCAGCAGGGATGACGGCCCAGGCATTGGCAGACAATATCCCAGGCGCAGACCTGAACGAGGTTCAGATAGCATTAAACGCACTTTTGCAAGATAACAAAGTTGATATTATTCAGCACTCGGGCAATCAGCCTGTATATGGGAAATCTATGGAAGAAGCAATCACAGAAAGTTTTAGCAAGATGTTTGGCTCACTAAAAACATCGCAACAAACATTGGAAAATGTTAGGATTCTGGTTAAGCATAAGACTCCTGTAGACGAGAACGTCCGTGGATCACGATCTCGTCACATTAGTGCAATTTTCCTTGAATGTAATGGTGAACGATTCCGTTTCCCAAACACTTACCTGCCCGGTGCCAGAGCAATGGCACAACACCTGGCTCATGGCGGAGCAATGGGTGATAAGGTCGGCATATATATTTCAGAGAGCACAAATGATTTACTGAAGCTCCAGTCGTTCAACCGCTATGTAACAACTAATAAACTTGTAAACGAAGATAGTTCCGGGATTGTTGATACAGTTAAAGAAAATATCGAAACACTCCGCACTGAACTTAAGAAATTGACGGGATCGAAGACGTACGAAACAGTAAGAGCACGTATTGAAACATTTGAACGCGAGGCACTTGAAGAAGATGATGTGTCTGGATTGAAGGATCTTTTCACCATCCGAAGATTTGATGAGAAGTTCGAAGAAGTATTGCCGATTGTTAAACAACTTATCCAAGAGAAGAATACTTTCCATAAGCGTATCGAGGAAGCAGCCGGAAATTCTATCACATTACGTCGGGAGTCGATAAATACTACTCCGATATTCGAGTTTGCAAGTGACAATGCTCGATTAGGTTTTAAGTTAAGCGAATTTGCACTAAGAATTACAGAAAATGATGAACTCGCTGGATTTATTAACAAGATCGGTTCGAAGCTTTGCAAAGAAGGCCAGGTTAACGATTTTGAAAAGGCTGTACTTACACAGGTATTAGAGAATGTGAAGTTTGCCAAAGAGATAGATAAGACATCAGAAATAAAAGAATCCGCTTACCTATCGGTATTCTTTGATAAATTTACAATGAACTTCTTTTAATTAAGGAGTTCTTGACAAACACACAAGTTTTCGTTATAATTAGCTACAGACGAAAACTTTAATAGGTAAGGTGCGAAAGGGTTTAACGTGACCCGAGTAGATCGTAGTCTCAGATGATAGCGTTCAATACAACAAACGAGATTAATGTATCTTAATTGTTAAAGCATAAGCAAAATATAACATTTATAAAAGGAAATAGTATGAGTAAAACATTGGAAGAAATTCGTAAAAAATTACAAGCACTAGACAATCGTAAGGGTGGAAACTTCACTGGTGGAGATAAAGCTACATACGCACACTGGAATATCGCAGAAGGAACTTCCTGCACATTGCGATTTTTACCAGACGCAAACGAAGACAACACATTCTTCTGGACAGAGCGTCAAATTATCAAACTGCCCTTCGCAGGCATCAAGGGGCAGGACGAAAGCAAACGAGTAGAAGTACAAGTCCCGTGTATCGAGATGTTCGATGGGGCAAAGACATGCCCTATCCTTAACGAAGTACGACCATGGTGGAAGGATAAGTCGCTCGAGGACACAGCTCGTAAATATTGGGTTAAGAGAGCGTATTACATGCAAGGATTCGTTAAAGTGGATCCAATGAATGAAGACTCTCCGGACAATCCGATTCGTAAATTCGTCATTGGCCCACAGCTTTTCGCAACTGTGAAAGCAGCTTTGTTGGATCCCGAAATGGAACATAGCCCGGTTCATATTATAAATGGATTGGATTTCATTGTTAATAAAACAAGCAAGGGCGGCTATGCAGACTACGCAACATCAAAGTGGGCCAGAAAGGAATCGAGTATTACAGAAGACATGCAAGAAGCAATTGACCAATATGGTTTAGTAGACCTGAAATCATATCTCCCAAAGAAGCCTACACAGGCTGACTTGGCCATTATGTACGAAATGTTCCAGGCATCTCTCGATGGTGATCTTTATGATCCGGAAAAGTGGGCTACATTCTACAAGCCATTCGGCTTCGATTCAGGCACTTCGTCATCAAAGGATGCGGACGAGGACACAAAACGTCCAACTACTTTACGCCCAGCGCCGACACCGACACCGACAAAGGTTGCACCAGTTGCAGATCCTGACTTAGAAGAAGCAGTCTCTGCTGTCGAGTCGGCAGCATCTACGGCGCCAGCAACAACTGGCAAATCTCCACAAGAGATTCTGCAAATGCTCAGGAACAGGAAACAATAATTATCTAATCGATTGAAGCAAAGGACTAAAATCCTTTGCTTTTGTATATGATTGATAAATTCTACACCTATATCTATTATGACCCATCTCGTAATAACGAGCCTATTTATGTGGGAAAAGGGCACGGGACACGAGCCTGGCAACATTTGACTCGCCGTAAAAGGCATCCGTTTATACAACGATTACAATTCATGAAGAGAAACAATATTAAACCTGTTATAGGCTTATATTCTGGATTAGATGAAGAATTTTCATTTTTGATAGAAGTGGAATTAATTGCAAAATTCGGAAGAAAAGATACGGGGCTGGGCACATTGCTTAATTTAACAGATGGCGGGGAAGGCAACTCGAATCCATCTATACAAACTCGTATTAAAATGGGATCTGCAAATAAGGGAATAAAGAGAACACCAGAACAGAACTTTAAGAATAGTGAAAGTCGCAAAGGTCACCCTAACGGAAGGAAGGGAATAAAATTTAAACAACAGGATACAAACAATCACAAGAATAAGGGGAAGATCAGAACACAGGAATTTAAGGATAATTTATCCAAGTTACATTCTGGAAAAATAGCATGGAATAAAGGTGTTACTTCGGCTCGCATCTCGTGTTTGCATTGTGGCAAAATGTATGATCCTGGAAATTTTAAGAAACATATTAATATAATTTATAAAAAGGAAAATTATAATGGCTAAGCCGTTTGACATATCAAAATTTAGGAAAGCTGTGACTAAAAGTATTACAGGAATTTCTACAGGATTCAACGACCCCGATACTTGGGTTAGTACAGGATCCTACGGTTTAAACTTCCTTATCAGCGGAGACTTCGATCGCGGAGTCCCGATGGGTAAGGTAACAGTATTTGCAGGCGAATCAGGAGCCGGCAAATCATATATTGTTTCTGGCAACATTGCTAAGAATGCTCAGGAACAGGGAATCTTTGTTGTTATGATTGACACAGAGAATGCACTTGATGAAAAGTGGTTGCACAATTTAGGTGTAGACACAAGCGAAGAAAAGATGTTACGTATTAGCGCATCAATGATTGATGACGTTGCAGGAATTGTTCACGCATTTGTGACCGACTACAAAGCAAATCATCTAGACTTAGCAAAAGAAAATCGACCAAAAATCTTATTCATTATTGACTCTTTGGGCATGTTATTAACTCCTACAGAAGTTAAACAGTTCGAAGCAGCTGATATGAAAGGCGACATGGGTCGAAAAGCAAAACAGTTAAAGGCATTCGTATCTAATTGTGTTAATATGTTCGGTGACTTGAATATTGGTATGGTTGTTACAAATCACACATATGCAAGCCAGGATATGTTTGATCCAGATGACAAGATTTCAGGCGGATCTGGATTCATGTTTGCATCTAGTATCATTATTGCTATGAAGAAATATAAACTTAAAGAAGACGAAGACGGAAACAAAACTACCGGTGCCGATATTCGAGGAATTCGTGCAACATGTAAAGTTGTTAAGACACGATATTCGAAACCGTTCGAATCAATTAAGATTGATATTCCGTGGGAAACAGGTATGAATCCCACATCGGGTCTGTTCGATCTTTTCGAAAAAGCCGGGAAACTGGTTAAGGAAGGTAACAGTTATGTCTATACTTCCGGAGTAACTGGTAAAGTGATTAAGCAGTTTAAGAAGGCTTGGAACAATGATCTAGAAAGTATGAAGATTCTAATGAATGAATTCACACAAGACGATCTAATTGCAGTTATCACGGACGAAGATGAGAGAAAACAAGCAGAAGAAAAGGAAAAGGAATAATATGAACGAAAATCATGAATTATTATTAGAATTGTGGGGCAGAATTAAATCACATATTGCTCCAAAGGAACGACTAGAAGTAGCAGATATCCTTGTAGTGGTGTTTGACGAGTTTAGCTTAATCGAAGATAGTCTCTTAGATGAGGATCTAGACAAGGAGATGCGGGCAGCAGCAAGAAGTCATTTATCCGATGGTATCGAAGAGTTCGATGACGAAGATGAGGATCTATTAGATGACGACTACCGCTAAGGATTCTGGAGAATTATTACTCGAGACAATTAAAAGCAAGGATGCTCTAAAAACCATGACGCAAGTCCAGCAGTTTAAAGAATCAATGAAAAACCAAACTGTGGGTGCTGACTACGTAATGTGGATTTCTGAGCCAGTAAATCTGACCAAAATACATAAAGCTTTGGCAGAAGACCTCGGTGTTCCTCCACGTGCTATGGCAATTAGACGAGCAATGATGTCAAGAACTCAACGAGCAGTATTATTGGTGCAAGCTATGGAAATTGCAATCAGACGAACACATCAACTATGATAGGTAATAAGAATGTCGAGCTGGTATTATAAAGTAACGGGAGATATATCAAAGATACCCGATTTCATCATACACTTCGAAACGGAACTCGAGGCTGCACGATTTGAATTATCCCTTAAAGGTAAGACATTAGAAAAACATGCAGCCGAGTTACCGGGTATTGTTGAACATAGGTATGTTCAGTTACAGGAAATCGAGGCAGTATTAGAATATCTAAATATACAGCTACGTAAGGATAGATCGGCCGAGTTTAAAAAGTTTCTAGAAGCATACAATAAAACACTTAGTTCCAGAGATGCAGAAAAGTATGTAGACGGCGTGGCAAGCATTGTTGACTCTACTTTATTGATAAATGAAGTTGCATTATTGCGAAATAAATATTTGGGCATATCTAAAGCACTAGAGCAGAAGTCTTTTAGTTCTTCGAATATAATAAAACTCAGAACGGCTGGCTTAGATGATGCAAGTGTGTGACTATTTAGATATTGTAGATGAGATGAGTAAAAATTCAAAATATACTTTGTGGTATAGGAATATTATTACTTCTACGTCATCACGGATTTTAACCGGATATACAGAAAAGCATCACATACTGCCTAAAAGTCTTAATGGCATGGTAAAAATTACAAGGAAACATATGATAACATTAGTAAAAAAACAAGTAACAATGAATAATAACAAATTTGCTCCGGAGATAGAAATGACAGTAAGATTGCCGATTGAGATAGTGCAGGATGGTACTGCATTGGATTCTGCATTCTATGAAAAGATGGGCAGGGACTTTTTCACATTATTAACGGCTAAAACTCCGTAACAGATATAAATGGCAACAACAAAACTAATCATACAAGATGAATGTAACGTAAAGTTCGAGGGGCTTGATATCGTCACACGACGAAAAATGACACAGTCTTTAGAATTCTTTATGGAGCATGCACGATATACTCCAGCTTATCGGCTCGGAAGATGGAACGGTAAGATCTCTTTCTGTGATGTAGGAGCGCGCACATATCTTAATCTATTAGATACATTGTTGCCCATTGTTCAGGCACAGGGATATGAAATAGAAATAGATGATCTTAGAGATACGACACACGACTTTGTCTTCGACGAAGTAGTTGCAGATAGCTATTCACATATCACCTGGCCCAAAGGACATACACTTGCCGGACAACCGATTGTTATCAAGGAACACCAAACCGAATGCATTAATTCGTATTTGAACAACTTAACCGGTGTAAATATTTGCCCGACCGGCTCGGGAAAAACGCTAATTACGGCGATTTTAAGCCATAAGGTTCAGCAGTATGGTCGCAGCATAGTGATTGTGCCGACTAAGGATTTAGTAACGCAAACAGAAGAAGATTATATCAATCTTGGATTAGATGTAGGCGTATTTTATGGAGATAGGAAAGAGTATTTAAAAACTCACACTATATGTACATGGCAAAGTCTGGAAAGCCTAGCAAAGCGTTCGAAAGAAACCGATTTAGAGATCGATATAAACGATTTCTTCGAAGGAGTAGTTTGCGTTATGGTGGACGAATGTTTTCACCCAGATGCATTAGTCTTGACATCATTGGGCTATTTGAAAATATCGGAAATAAAAGTCGGGGATAGGATAATAAACTATTCAGAAATGGAGAATATATTCAAAGAAGATACCGTTGATGCAGTCTATAAAAATCTGACAAAATCGTCAAATGAAAAAATGTATAAATTAGAGTTCGATAATAATAAGAAAATAAAAGTTACAGGAAATCATAAGTTTTTAACTCAACGAGGTTGGGTACGAGCAGATCAATTGTCTCTTGCAGATGATATAAAAAGCATAAACCGAAATACATAAGATCGTAGAGAATGGGATCAGCATGTTGTTATTTGATATCAAAACTCAGAATAAGATAAAGAAACTATGAAACTTATAAAAAGAACAGAAATAGATAAGCCGCCCGAAGTATATACATTAGGTATAAAAGATGACCATAACTTTATCGTTAATGATGCAGTAGTTCAGAATTGCCACAAGGCGAAAGCCGATGTGCTTCGTAAAATCTTATCTGGCCCGTTAGCAAACGCCCCGATACGGTGGGGACTAACCGGAACAATGCCAGAAGAAGACCATGAAAAAATGTCTATATTGGCATGTATTGGCTCGATGCTTGGCAAAATTAATACAAAAGAACTTCAGGACAAAGGCATACTTGCACAATTGCATGTGAATGTCTGGCAGTTGCAGGATTTATTAAAAGCAGCAGCCTTCAGTGATTATCAATCAGAACTCAAATGGTTAACAACTAATCAGGCAAGACTACAGTTTCTTGCACAGTCAGTAGAGATTATGTCCGAGTCGGGTAATACTCTTGTGCTGGTAGATAGAATCGAGACGGGAAAGATGTTACAATTGCTTATACCAGATTCGGTATTTGTTTCTGGACAGATGAAGTCAAAGGACCGTAAGGACGAATATAAAGAAGTTCAAGAAATAGACGGGAAGGTCATTATTGCTACATATGGTGTAGCATCTACGGGCATTAATATTGTTCGTATTTTTAATCTTGTATTATTTGAATCTGGTAAGAGTTTTGTAAGGGTTATACAAAGTATCGGACGTGGCATTCGTGTTGCACCAGATAAGGACTTTGTAAATGTTTATGATGTATGCTCGAACTGCAAATTCTCCAAACGACACTTGACAAAGAGAAAGAAATTTTATGCGGAGGCAGAGTATCCGTATTCTGTTAAAAAGGTAACTTATTAATGATAGTAGAAACAAATATATCGTGGGGATATAAGGATCTGATAGAAATATTCATGACAGCCAATGAATTAGATGTTATTATATCGGAACGATCCCCCGGCATGTATCAGACGAAGATAACATTGACATATAACGATGCATCAGAAACTGCGACAAGCATTACATTTTTGTCATATAGACACCTTGGTTTCGAGAATATGCTCTACGATTACCTGATCAAATGCGGAGTGAGCCAGCGGTCGATATCATACGGCAAATATGGTCCTGCACGAGATCCGAAGAAGTTAGATGCCGACTGGGAAGTATATAGAAAAGAAACACTAGGATTTAATTAACTTGCAGTTATCTCCATGCCATCTTTTGAAATTTGATGGCGAACATTCCTTTCCGCAGAGGCATTTTAATTTAGACCGATTTTGTGCAGATAACTTCATTTTTTCTATTGTGCAAGCCGTGAAAGTTTTTCCAAAATTTGCATTCTTTTCACCTAATTTGCATTTACTCATATTTTCTTTGGCAGATTCGGTAAACAATTTTCTTTTCTTTCCAATCTTACTATTAGAAATTTTAATACATGTTTCATCTGAAACAATTTTATTCTTATTTGCTTCCGAAATTAATAATTTCTGTTTATCTGATATAGATTTTCCAGTATGTAATATAGAAGACATTTTGGCAAAATCTTCCTTTACAATCTGATAGATTTTACCAGACGGGACATATCTATTTTTACCACACAACATCATATTAGAAGCAAAAATCATTTTTCTTCTATCATCCCCAGATGTCATTTTAGTTAGTAATGCGTGGCATATAAAATGTTCTCGTGCTGTTAATTGCACTAAATTAGATGTAGTATTATTTCCACCGAGTGATCGTGGCAAAATATGATGTTTTTCTACATAACCCGTAATCGAAATTCTTGCTTTTGCTATAGCAATGATGTTAAAATAACACTTAGTGTATTTGTTGTCGATAAATATCATGCTGATTGCTCCTGATAGGCGTTAGAGTAGTTGGATATTGATAGTATCGCGAACTACACTTATTTATCATAAGGTATATTAATGACATTCATCCTCACGAACGAAAATAAAGCATATAATTTGGATAAGATTCCAAACGAAATTGAAGATATCAGGTACGCAGTTCTTGATTATTCTGATCCGAAGAATCCGGACTATTTCTTTATCCCACTTATATTTCTAGAAAGCTTCTCGGCACCAGCAGTGGTATTAAATATTGGAAAATACACCATACAAATGCCACTAGATTGGTGTATATTGGTATGTGATGAAGATTATAGTGATTTGGAAGTTATGCCACTTACAAGTTTGAATGATAGAGAATTTCACACAATGGTGTATAATCCTTTAAGGCATATGGTGCCGAGACCACAGCAAATAAACATTACAAATGTGTATGCAGAAGTGAAATGGTTCTTTCCTAAGTTAAAGAATGGAAATATTTTGGTTGTACCAGTAGAAGATAAACCTTACCCGAATTGTGTATTATTTGTTAAAGAGGTTAGTAAACTTCCTGATGTGATCGATATAGGGGCACTTTTTGAGTAATATAGACAGTTGGTTGGGCGAATTCTTTGAATTAAATCCCGACTCTAAAGAAAGCGATAATGCCGAAGAAGCAAAATCTTACAAGCTAGATTTGTTTAGGCAAGTATTACCTGCGATTGACAGACAAGACAAATTCTATTATCGTAACTTGAATCAGGACGAGAAAGATAGTATAGAGCCTTGGATTTTAATGCGATGGCTGGCTTCAGCAGATTCAAATAATGATCAGCCACATTATTTATTGTCAGTAAATGATTTTGTCAATGCTAACTTTTCAGTGTTAGCACCATTAAAGACTATGGGCAAAGCTGGTCATAAAGAGTTACAATGGATGCTTCTGACACTCTGTGGTACTGGTAAATCGCCAAGACGTAAATTCATTAAACCCGGCAAAGGCGCAACCAAGAATAAGTTAGAGGAAGAAATACTGAAATTTTATCCTATGATGAAAGATGACGAATTAGAGTTGTTGTTAGAAGTAAATACGACAGAAGAATTGGAAGACTTTTTTATGTCGAATGGATATGATAATAAAACTATTAAAGAACTCCTAAAGGCAGATGCAAAGCGTAAGTAAAAAGAAAATGGAACAGAATCATCAATGTAAATTCTGTAATAAGAAATTTCACAAAGATATAACCCTGGCAACTCATATGTGCGTCAAGAAACGCAGGTATGCTGACCTAGGATCATCAGGCCCACGATTTGGATTCAGAGTATTCCAGAGATTCTTTGAATTGACGACTAAAAATAAGACACCAAAGACACAAGAAGAATTTATTGATAGCCCATACTACATTGCTTTTGTTAAGTTCGGTCATCATTTAGTATCTCTGAAACCTTTGCACATGGATCAATTCATTGATTCTGTTATTAAAGGTGGGGTAGCATTAAAAGACTGGACAAAGGACGTTATCTATTATACATTCATCGAAGATCTGTTAAAGAAGGAACCAGCAATTAGTGCTACAGAAAGAACCATAACTACTATTATGGCGTGGTCGGAAGATAATAGAGAAGAATTTATTAAATTCTTCTCTGTAGTTTCTGTAAATGAAGCTGCATATATGATAAAGACGGGAAAGATTAGCCCGTGGGTATTATATCTGTGTTTATCCGGTGGAGAATTGATGTGTAGATTCAATGAAGAGCACGGTAACATTATTGGCAATATTATAGATGCTGGGTTTTGGATGAAGAAATTTAAACAAAATTCCGATGATGTGGAATATATTAAGAATTTATTAGAACAGGCAGGGTTGTAAATATGCGATCTGTACAAACTGATGTAGACATAGACGTCTTTGGCAGGGATGACATACTTTCTAAAACAGAATGCATATTTGGTCGAATAGATCGTAAAGAAAATAAGTTTGAGAAACATCCAACAGGTGTATACTTCCAAAACATACCAAGGGACCCGACAACTAATATTTCCACGTTAGATCACAGAATCGCAAGCGACTATGGCTATTTTAAGATTGATTTCCTAAATGTGAATATGTATAGCGGTATTCTGAATGAAGCACATTTATTAGAATTGTTACATACAGAGCCGCCGTGGGACTTCTTTCAATATCAGGAAATAACAGATCAACTATTCCATCTTAAGGGACATGACAACCTGCTACAGAAGTTTAAACCCAAGTCGGTTGAGGATTTAGCTATTATTTTGGCGATAATCCGCCCAGGTAAGGCGCATTTGCAGCAGTCGTCGTGGGAACATATTAAGAAAGAAGTGTGGATTAAATCAGGCAACGAGAATTATTATTTTAAAAAATCACACAGTATTTCCTATGCATTGGCAATTGTTGTGAATTTAAATCTGTTGATAGAAAAATTATCTAATGAATAAATAAATATAGCAAATTAGGAGATATTATGGCATTGAATATAACAGGTAAGATTTTTCCATCCGGCGGAATAAAAGCAACAGGCATCCCATCTGGCCCCCCTGCATTTAGCGGTATTTCTGGGTCTTAAAAATGCTTCGTCGACTTATGTAAGCTCACCAGATGGTATAAATTGGACGACACGCACAATGCCGTCAGTTAACAACTGGCAGTCTGTCGCAATTGATAATAGTAATACATTTGTTGCCCTGTCAAAAAATGCTGCAACAGCAGCAACTATAATTTAATCAATTCTACGTATTAGTTGAATTTGCCGTTTCTTAATACGCTTTTTCATTATGTTGTTTAGACTTGTAACTGAGCCAAACATTATCTCGACATCTTTATTAACTATAGTTTTTAGACAATATCTAAAGGGTATCATTTGGCCCTGCAAAAATATCGAAATTGGCAAATAACGGTTACTTTCCCACCACCATGTCTCTCCGTGCTCGAGAAACAATATCTTTTCTTCCGGGCTACGTATTGATTCATAATCATAAAAACTGATGATTTTATCATCGGAATTTTGTATAATACCAATGTATTCGATATTATGGCATCGTATACCACTTATAAACGGGAATTTGTCTTTAATATCGTCGAAATTTATCATATGTCTATATTTATATACTTCCATTCCTTTCGGAAATTTTTTTGGTGCCACTTAAGATAAATATAGAATAATGAACAAGTATTTAACAATTATTTCTGATATATCAAACGGGTCTGCATATGTGGATGAATATATAACCTTATGCAAACTTGCAAAAGAAAGAACACAACCACAGGGCTATACAGAGAAATATCATATTTTACCCTGTCGCAGATCATAATGTCTGATATAACATTTAATAAATTGTATTTATATGACCATGTAAGGCAATTGCTAATGGTAGATGATACTTTCTCTTCATATAAGGATACCGGTCCCATGTCCAAAAACCCAATTAAAATCCATAAAGGGATAGATAATAAAGCAATCTTCAGAGTATTAGGCCCTGATAGAGCACCATTAGATATTTCGTGCAATCAGCAAGTATATGCTCGTATTATGGATCCTGATAACAGGCGAGTAGTATTAGAGAAGCTATGCCGCTTAGGTCCAGCTAAGGGTATTATTACATTAGAGTTGGATGGAGGGGACATTGCATCGTTACATGCCGGACTTTATAACATGGTTCTTATTAGAACACAGGATTTTGTATCAGGGATGCAAGGCGAGTTTGTTGAGCGTCCTTTGTTTAGTGATATAGATGATAACGTAGCAATGGAGATAGAGATTACCGAGCAAGCATTTAAAGCACCAAAGCCTAGCACAACATATTTGCCAAAAGACTGGACACCAGATATGAATATTCCGGTATTTGGTCCAGTGGTTGACAGTTTCTACACTGGCCGAATCGCCGGTGCTAGAGTATTAAATCACATTAATTCTGTGCATTCATTCTCGACCTATACAATAAACTTTACAGGCATTGTTGAAATTTGGGGAACATTAGAAGAATCCCCAAATCCAACACCGAGTGCAGCACGATGGTTTAAGATTTACCCATCGACAACGTCACAAGACATAGAGTTTCTTGGATATACAGGAACACAAGCCTGGACATTTGCTGCAAACTTCATGTGGTTAAAGTTTAGATACATTCCTAGTAAAGAAGTATTAGATCCAGGCGTATTAGAAAAACTTATCGTAAGAGTTTAATCTATGAGATTATTTGAATTCATTATGGAAAGTAGATCTGCTGATTTATACCACGGAACAGATTTAAGTGGAGCATTAGGGATTATAAAGTCGAATAAAATAAGTGGAAACCATGGTGTAAGTTTGTCCAGAGATATAAGAGTAGCACCGAGATTTGGAAATGTTGTTCTGTCTATAAATCAGAATTTATTGTACAGAGATATAGGAAAAAGACTTAAACCCCAGATAGATTTAGATTATAACAGCGGAAAAGGACCAAACCAGGCAACTGAATACGAAGAATATGTAACTGGAACAATCGAAAATGCAAATAAATATATTACAAAAATATCAATAATTGTCCCACCCGAAAATATAAATGACATCGATATAGGTAAATATAAACCACTATTACTTGATCCGCGAGTTATAGTCTCTTCGCTAGATAATTTATGGACAGCTAGTATTGGTGTCGGCAATAATAATGTGCTCATAAAGGACAAACCTAAAGAATTGATGACCGGAAAAGAATATATAGAATATAGGAGACAAAATCCAAATCCACAGAAATTATCTTCAAGGGAAGAACAAAAGATATTGAAAGATCCGATGAAAGCATACGAATATGCTAAGAATGTGATTAGAGGACGGTGGCCGAAGGCAGAGCCGATCATATTGAAAAACGAAAGGACAGCATATTTGTATGCTAAAGATGTAATTAAGGGAAGATGGCCGGAAGCCGAATCATTATTATTAGAAAATGACTCGGGTCGGTTATCAGAATATGCTACGAATGTGATTAGAGGACGGTGGCCGGAAGCAGAACCTTATATAATGAAACATCCCTATGCTGCCTATGCTTATGCCCGAGATGTAATTAAGGGAAGATGGCCGGAAGCAGAACCTTATATAATGAAACATCCCGATGCTGCCTATGATTATGCCAAAGATGTAATTAAAGGCAGATGGCCGGAAGCAGAACCGAACATTAAACGGGGCTGGCAGTGGAACTCTTATAAGAATTATTTTAAATTTTAACTTACGCTAAGGAAAAATTAGGCATAGATGTATCGGCTTGATTTTCTGTAGAATTTCTGCTATAATGTCGATATGATAGCCGATATTATTAAAGAAGCAATTTTATCTAACATAGGTCCCCTGAAAAAAGCACCTAAGGAATGGAATAAAAGAAATTGTCCGTTGTGTCATACACAGGGGCATGGTAAAGACACACGTCACAGATTTGGAATACAATTTAATCCGCAAACAATCGCGTTAAACTGTTTTAACTGTGGGTTCTCAGCTTCATTCAAAGAAGGCGAAGATCTATCCAATAACTTTAAATTCTTTCTTAAGCAAATCAATATTGCTGAAAAATTAATTGAACAACTGAAGTTTGAAATATTTAAGCAGAAGAATCAAATACAAAGTATAAGAGAAGGTGAGACAACAACGTTAGTAGATCCAGAAAAGAAATTCAGGGATTTGTTCCAGAAATGGAAACCAATGGATCTGCCAGAAGGTTCGTTACCTATATCCGAATGGTTGGAACACGGATTAGATGATCCAAATTTTCTGAAAGTTGCAGAATATGTATTAAATAGGAATATCCACAATTTATCTGAGTTCTATTGGTCACCCAGCACAGATTTTAATCTAAATCAGCGTTTTATAGTTCCATATTATTACAAGCAAAAAATAGTAGGATTCACGTCTAGACTATGCTACGACACAGATGGCAAGGATATACCGAAATATTACCAACAATCTCCCACAGACTTTGTCTATAATCTTGACCACCAGCAGGCATGGTTGCGTAAATATGTCATTGTTAATGAGGGTGTCCTCGATGCATGGACAGTTGACGGTATAAGCAACTTAGGCGAAATGGGCCAGTCCAAAGTAGACATCATAAATAGACTACAAAAAGAAATTATAGTTTGCCCAGACCGAGATAAGAAGGGCTGGGACTTAGTAAAAGTAGCAATTGACAATAATTGGTCAGTATCATTTCCTAAATGGGGAATGGATATCAAAGATGCAGCAGCCGCGGCGGAAAAATACGGAAGATTATTAACAACTCATTCTATTATTTCGTCAATTGTAACCGGATCAACAAAGATTGATGTTGCGTGGGCACTCGATCAAAATATAAGGAATAGAATTCGAAAATATTAATAGGTTTCTAATAGAATACGATAAATATAGTTATGTTTTATATTTATGCCTATATTCGTTGCAGAGATTCTGCTACAGCAAAAATCGGGACACCATATTATATAGGAAAAGGTCACGGCAGCCGTGCGTTTAGTACCCATAAGAATATCCCTGTTCCGAAAAACAGATCATACATTATTATATTAGAAAACAATTTATCGGAGGTAGGTGCTTTTGCATTAGAGCGCAGATATATTAAATGGTGGGGAAGAAAAGACCGCGGGACCGGAATTTTATTGAACAGAACTGGCGGCGGAGAAGGGGGTGCTGGGAGAATAACAACAGAGGAAACATCTAAAAAATTATCTCAATCTGCAAAGGACTATTATATAAGTTTATCCGAACAAGAACGGCTAGAAAGAAAAAGTAAAACAAAAATTCCAACTACTGCAGGATGTAAATGGTCCGATGAAACAAAAGATAGGATGAGTAAATCACAAAAAGGTAAAATAGCAGTAAACAACGGTATAGAATATAAAAAGATTGATCCGGTTTTGCTAGACAAATTTATATCAGATGGGTGGGTAAAAGGCAAGTTACCATCTGGTAAGAAATACATAATAAAAGATGACATAATAAAAAAGGTATGCCTCGATGAATTAAATTCTTATATAAGCAATGGATGGATATTAGGGCGAGGACCAATGTCGGATGATAGAAAAGAAAAAATAGGAAAGGCCAATGCAGGAAATAAATTGCCACCTAAAACAGCAAAAGAAAAATTTGCAATCTCTGAGAGATTAATGGAAGAATGGAAATCTGGAAAAAGGGTAGTTACTGGTATGTCAGGGAAAAATCATTCCTTAGAATCTAAAAAGAAAATATCAGAATCTGTAATTAAGAAATATAAGGATAAGATTGATGGAAAGTGAAATTAAAGAATACAATTCTGATATAGAAACGTTGTTTATACAATTTATGATGAGTAATCATGAATTGTTTGTAAGGTGTTCCGGTATATTAGATGCTAATTTTTTCGACAATAAGCAAAATAAAGACGTTGTTAGTATTATTATTTCTCATTTTAAAGATTATTCAACATTGCCGGCTATTGAGCAGGTCAGGTCACTTACGGGTAAAAATATTGAACTTATTCCAGAGGTAGCAGCAAAAGAGGATAGATGGTTTTTAAAAGAAATAGAACTTTTTTGTAGATATAAATCTTTGCGTGATGCAATATTGGCATCACCTGAGTTATTGGATGAGGGGAGATATGGCGAGGTTGAAACATCTATCAAAGCGGCGGTACAGATCGCGCTGGTTAAAGATTTGGGAACAGATTACTATGCTAACCCCAAAGAGCGTCTCGAGGCGATCAGAGAGGGCAAGGGACAAGTTTCTACAGGGTGGAAGACAGTCGATGAGAAACTATATGGCGGCTTTAATAAAGGCGAAATAACCATCTTTGCAGGACAATCAGGTGCAGGAAAATCCCTTTTCTTGCAAAACCTTGCAGTTAATTGGGCCCAGGCTGGATTTAATGTAGTATACTTAACATTAGAACTTAGTGAAAAACTTTGTTCAATGCGTATTGATGCAATGCATACTGGATATGAAACTCGAGAAGTTATGCGTAACATCGACGACGTTCACATTAAGGTCAGGGCATCGCAGCAAAAGAGTGGCGGTTCATTGCGGGTTAAGCAACTTCCCAATGGATGTACGTCGAACGATATACGAGCATTCATTAAGGAATATGAAATTCATTCGGGAAGAAAAGTAGATGCAATCTTAGTTGACTACTTAGATTTAATGATGCCAATGAGTAAGAAGATTTCTGCAGAGAACTTGTTTGTTAAGGACAAATATGTAACAGAAGAATTACGTAACCTGGCAGTGGAACTACAGACTGTTACAGTTTCAGCTTCACAGTTGAACCGTTGCCTGCACCCTAACACAAACATTATTTCTGAAACAAATGGCACCGTGCGATTGAAAGATGTTAATATAGGTGATAAGATCCTGTCTAAAGACGGCGTATATAATACAGTTATAGACAAATGGCATTCGAAACAAAAAGTGTTTAAGATAAAGACAAAATCCGGAAAGGAGATTATTTGTTCGGGTTCTCATATATTCCCAACTACAGCCCAGGCATGTAGTATAGAATCTGGCCTCGCTATGGGGTCAATCTTGTATGTAAGAGATAAATAAGTGCATTGCAACTAAACAGAGGATGTAATTACATGTCGAAATATTTATCAAAACTCTTGCCTATTGGGTTTACTGATTTTGAAAAACAGCAGATAATTGTTGCTGAGGAATTATTTAATCCTAGGAAAATGTCGGCAAGCCGGGTAGTCGGGTATATCCGGACTTTAAAGGAATATAATGTATCGTTTTCGTCGCTCAGCAAGCGTATATCGAAAATACTTCTATTGGGAAAAGATTCATCATCAAAAAAATTCTTTTATTATAGGTATGGATTAAAAGAAGGGTATAGGCGATTTAAGGAAAAATGTATTAAATCAGCCCGTACACGAGCAGACTACATTAGTAAATATGGTGTGGAGAGAACAAACGAATTATTATCAAATCGAGGCGCGTCCGAGAGCAATTATATAAAAAGATATGGTGAAATTTTAGGTAGACAAAAATGGCAAGCATATTTAATAAAACGTGCAGCATCTTATGCACAGAAGCACATCGATGGATACAATTTTGCCAAATACAATGAAGAATTCTTTATTATCAAGTATGGTAAGGAGAAGGGCTCAGAGGTATATTATAATAAACTAAAAAATCAACGTTACAAGGTATCTCGTCAACGATATATAGATGAATTGGGGGATGTGGAAGGTCGTCAACGGTGTAAGGAAGTTAAGAACAACACATCGATAGAATCGTTTATTTCGAGGCACGGTGAAGTCGACGGTACTACCAGCTATCTCAAATATATAACAAAAATGTCCAACGATATAACCACAGCATATATAAATGGGGCACGAGTAGCATTTAAGGGAACAGAGGATGCATTTGTAGGAAAATACGGCGAGGTAGAAGGTAAGAAATTGTTTAAAAAGAAAATAGATAATTTAGCAAATTCGTGTAAATCTACAAGATCTAGATCTAAAATTTCTACAGAAATGTTTGATTATATTTCGGTATTTATTAATGGGGCCATTTGTTATGGTGAGAATGAAACAGCAATTGTGCTAGATGACGAGACCAAAAGAAAATATAAACGGCACTTTATCAAGCCCGATCTGATATATAATAATCGGATAATAGAATTTTATGGAGATGTCTATCATGCTAACCCGTCAATATATGCACCCCGGGATACACCTAATCCGAGGAGAAGGGGGATTACTTCATCTGTGATCTGGGAAGAGGATCGCATCAGACTAAGTATTTTACAGGAATTAGGATACATGATTAAAATAGTATGGTCGGCGGACTATGTAAAACATAAACATCAAACAATAACAGAATGCGTGGAGTTCTTAAATGAAAGCAATATTTGAAGACGAAATTGTAGAAATAGAATATATAGGTGAAATAGATACAATAGATATCACCACCACCGGTGACCATTTATTCTTTGCTAATGATGTTCTTACACACAATTCGTCATATGAAGAGATCGAATTCGACCCAAGTCACATTGCAGGCGGTATTTCTAAAGTTAATACAGCAGATAACGTTGTCGGTATTTTTACAAGTGCAGCAATGAAAGAAAGTGGTCGTTACCAAATTCAATTTATGAAGACGCGTTCTAGTTCGGGTGTTGGTTCGAAAGTAGACTTAATGTTCAATACAAAGAGTTTAAGAATCACAGACTTGGAAGAGGGTGATGATAATGCAACTATGGCAACAACTAAGAACATTTATGATCAACTGAAGAAGAATAGTGTGGTAAAAACTGCTCAAAAGATAGACCCATTATCCGGTGAGATCATGTCTATGACTAAGCCGAGCATGAAAGTAGACCCGTTAGAAGGTGCTGCCTCGTTAAGGTCTTTTCTGAAGAAAAAATAGATAAATAACAAAAGTAACTGGAGCTTATAAATTGTCTATTAATCGAAGAAGCAGATCTATCTTAGAAGAAATTAGTACCTATGTTCCGGTAAAGAGCAAGGAAGAACTAATAGAAGCTCGTGCTCAGCATATTATAGTCTCGGCTATTAATCTGTTAGAATCAATAGACGATTCCTATTCTGCTGAAGAAGCAGAAGCACTAAAGAAACGGTTTGTGTCTAGCATACGAGGTGCAGACCCTAATCGTTTCACTCGCATGGTCAAACGAATAAAGACTGGCGGCTACGGGGACGACGATTCTGATGGCAGCTAATCCAGCACTTGTTAAGAAATGGATACAGTATTTAAAGAACAACCAGATTGTTAAATTAAACTCTGATCCAGACACAGGCAATCTAACCTACAACAGAAAAGTAACATCGGATGATGTAGCTACGTTCCTGGACGGTGCATCAGACTATACACCCGACGAAATCAGTAATGCAATTCACACTGCACTAACAGGTAAAGCAATCTCCGGAGCACCAAAATCATTAGGCGCGCCACCAGCACCAAAGCAAGGACAGTTGCCTGCCCCGGCTCCATCGAAACAGGCACAGTTACCGGGTCCACAGCAGCGGCTGTTACCGGGTCCTGCCAAACCTGCACCTAAAAAGAAAAAAATTAATACGGATAATGCGACCGACGTCGATTACAGAGACAAAGTAGACGAAGCATTTAAAGATGATCCGGGATATAACTTAGACGAGGATGATGTCGAGAAAATTTTCGATATGCTATCTGCCAATGAAAAGGGAACTTCACAAAAACAGAAACCTGGTCGAACACAGCAGCCTGGACAGGCATCACCGCAAACAGAAGTGCCACCAGAACAAGACACAGAAAAGAAGCAAGAAAACATTCGTAAAATTAAAAGGTTGATTCGAGATACAATGACTGAGCAACAGAGAATGGCACTTTGGAGGTTATTGTCCAATGGATAAACTTAATGAATTATTTAATGCACCGTTGCCCTGGAAAGAAACCCTTCGTAACGGAGAAGAATACAGAGCCGAATTCGCTGCTGGAGATAAAGAATATGAATTTACTGCCGTACGTTCGGAATTATTTCGAGGATATAAAGACCCAATATGGGTAGTAGAATTCAGAAACAATTCGTCAAAAGACTTATCCCAGGCCTATTCTGTGACAGGCGATGGCTCATCGGTAGCAGTTATGTCGACAGTCATCGATATTATGGATAGTTTTATAAGACGCTATCAAGTTCGAGTAATAAACTTTTCAGCATACGAACCCAGCCGGAAAAAATTGTATTCTAGACTCATTAAAACATTGATTGCTACTTGGTCTGTTGTAGCAGACGGTGACGAATACTATGTCATTAGTAAGAATGCAGTCCGCGATCCGAATTATGATCCGGATACAGAAAGTTTACACGAAGCACAGCTAAGTTCGGCCGATGCAAAGGATGTTTTTAAGAAAGCGGGCGATCTAAAGAATAAGCCGTCTGGACTTGGCAGAATATTTAAAGGATTGAGGAAAGATAAAATAGATGTAAGCGATTTACAGAAATCTTGGGCGGACGAGGGTTATCCGGATGACACACGCGATATTTATGCTATACTTACTAATCATGGATTTAATAAAAAGGAAATAAACAAAGTATTTTCTTCTGTGTTCGGTAAACAACGCGGTAGTGACGAATATGCAGAGCCGACACAAAGTCCAGTGATACAAAAAATTGCAAAATATGCAAAGGACAATGGTATTGCTGAAGAACTAAAAGCATTTATGGCATCTGAATATGGATTTAAGGAATCTGTTGAATCCTACGGGAAAGCAGTAGTGGAAGACATACGAGAAATATTTACTGCAATTGTAAATGAGGAACGTTCTGACAGAAGTATATTGATTAGAAATTATCAACAAACATCGCTCGGCCGAACTAAAAAATGATTTTAACTGAAAGATCACGTGGGATTACCCACATTGAAGATTTACCACCTTTGGAATTTATTCAAACTGTGAAAGAATTAGGCATTAGCTACGAAACAACGGAAAAGTTAGATGGAAGCCAGATCTTGTTCGGCATGGACGAACTTGGATTTTATACATCCAGAGAATCCAAAGGCGGCAAAAGACATTACAGTGCAACAGAATACGACATCCAATTTTCTACAACTTACAGAAGATCAGTACATCTGTTATTAGAATCTATTCTTCCGACGTTAAAAGAGATTGGACTAAGTGTAGGTGACCAAATAGAATGTGAAGTTTTATTTGGAGAATTACCAAACGTGGTACCTTATTCACCCGACACGAATTACTTGATCTTTTTAAGGTCAACAGCTGGATTAGTAGACATAAACAAGTTGCAAAATTCTTTAGCAGACAAGTACATATCCACAGTGTTAGATGTTCCGTATACTGACGACGGTATTACAATGTCTATACGTACAGAAATGCATGATTGGAAGTTTAAAAGATCCCCGGTAATAACATTGTCAAACGAAATCTATACAAAGGTTAGGCATTTGTTAGATAAGTTAGAATATTTTCTACATGCAGGGACAATGTATGATGGTGTATCACGGTTGGACATATATTCGTTGAAGATGAATAAGTGTCCCGAGTTTATCAGTCATTCAGATTGGTCAACAGAAAAGTTAGACATAACAAACGAGCGTGAAATACTACGGCAGCAAGTTATGGACATGAAACTGGTAATAAAAGAAATATTATTGCAATACATTGTCCATAATCGTCCAAGTGCATTTGGACCAATATGCGAAGAAGGTGGGTGGATAGAAGGTGTTGTCTTCAGGCATAAAACCACCGGAAATATGCTGAAACTAGTAGATAAAAATGTCTTTGGGGTAATGAGACAGCGTGCATGGAAAACACGTAACAGTATAAATGAAAGATCGATGAGTGCCCAGAATCCTGCAAGTATCATGGGTAAACTGGACGTAGGATTAGCATTTGCATTAGGCCACCCAGAATTAGGTACTATACAAGCTAGACCATATTTGAAAAGATTAAATATACCGATAAAAGATATTATTAGCAGTATAAATGAATATATGGAATTTGAATCCATAAAATCATATCTATTTCATTTGGCAGACGAAGCATCTTATGAGTTATCTGGATTATTAGCATCATATAAAGATCACACCGATACAGGCGAAATAAGAAGGCGTACTCTGGAGACATTTGCAGAGACATTTATTAGGATAAATGACACAAAATACAAAATTGAGAAATCGACTGTTCCGTCCGATTTGCTAGAGACTGTTGCAGGAAAATATTTAATAGAAAGCTAAAATGGAACTAAAATACAGAACAATACCCGAAAATGAAGGTGGTGGTGCTATACCGGATTGCGGAACCATTCACAAATCGGAAGTAAAGCCAACGTTAGATAAATTATCAGATGATCTAGGATTTCATATCGATTTGAATGATTTCGCTATAGGTTCTACTGGTAAGAAAGAATATTCGGGTGACTTAGATTTAGTTCTAGGTGACTACGAGTGGGGCCATGGTCCTGTAGCATTCAAGAAGCACTTGGATTTAATATATAACGAAAATGACACTCGCCGAACAGGAACAATGATTCATCTTAAGTATCCCATTGTAAATTACAAGGAAGAACTACAAGAGAGAAAACCACGAACAGGGTTTGTTCAAGTTGATTTTATATTTGGCGATGTAAAATGGGAAAAGATATTCCATTTTAGTGCCGGCGCCGAGTCAGAGTATAAAGGATTTCACAGAAATATATTAATATCTGCAATTTGTACCGCATTGGCAACCGAAGTTTCAGATAAATTGGATACTTTTGGGCGCCCTGTATCCCAGATTAGGTGGAAATTTGGCCCAAAAGGGTTTGTTCAGGTCGAAAGAGTATCGACTTTTAACGAATCTTCGGGAAAAGTTCATAAAAAACAGAAAGATACGCAATTAACTACGCCTGTATTTGATTTCCACGCAGTTATTGGTACATTATTTCCTGAAAGTAACACATTGTTTGATTTAGACAGTGTCGAAACACTAATGAATGCTGTTAAGCGTAATTATGATAAGAATACTCAAGAAAAGGTATGGAAGCAGATTGTATATGACTTATCTATGCGAGATGATGCTAAAATGTTCATATATCCACCCGAAATAGCCAAGTATATTTCCGAAAATGATAAATAAGTTTATGAATAGGATTAACCTATCACAAATTTAAGGAGTTTTCAAAATGACGACAAAAGTAAATGGTGCCGCATATGCAGGCATTTGGGTAGAGAAGCAAGTAACATTTGTTAAGTTAACCTTCAATACAGACATCTCAGCTCTTTTAACAGCCGATCTTCGTGTTTTGGGTACAGCAACGGCAGCTGGTGATGGCACTGTAGCTGATGCAACTTTCGCAGTTGTAGAAAGCGCAATGGTTCAAGCACTTAAGACATTGCAAACAAAGTCCACAGTATTAGCAATCAGCCGTTACGATGCATCAGCATTCAGTGTTGACGTTATGCTAGGCCATGCAGAAGGTTGGTTCTCTGATACAGCCGGTCTTATCGCAGCAGCACTTCCAGTAGTTAATGCTCAAGCAGTTGTAACAACAGCTGGTGCAGCACCTACGGATACAGTTGGCGCTCTAGTTAGCGTTGCAGCTGGTGCAGTTACATTTAACATGGAATTTGCAGCATTTAACGGTACAATGCCAGTAGCTACATTTGCAGCAGGTGACTT